TTAAAAATCAATATAATCGGAAAATTGTTGCCCTATTTTATCTTTAGCAAATTTAGTGATATGAGTATAAATGTTCATTGTTGTTTTTAAATCTGCATGCCCTAGGCGATATTGAACTTGTTTTAAACTCATGCCAGATTCAAAAAGTAAGCTTGCGTGAGTATGTCTAAACGCATGAATTCTGATTGGTTCAATTTCTTTTTCTTTGGTTATCTCTAAAAGCCATTTTCTAGGTTTTGAAGGTGAAAGCATCCCTCCATTTTCAGATTCAAAAATTCGTGTGGATTCAGGATAGGTTTGGTGCAATTCATCAAGGATTTTACAAGTTTTTTCATCAAGGCTTAACAATCTGTTTGAATTAGCTTTAGGGGGAAGTATTTCATATCCTACAGGAGAATGAGAAATAGCTTTGTTGATATCAAGAGTTGATTTTCTATAATCTTTCCATTCAAGAGCGAGAAGTTCACCTTTACGAATTCCAGTAAAAGCAAGGATACGAAATAAAGCTATTTTCTTAATATCATTCGTTTTTTCTACTAAAGCCATAAAATCTCTTAATTCATCGGTATCATAAAAGTCTTTCTTTTCTTCAACTTTTTTCTTAATACCTTGAGACGTCACAGGAAGCGCTGGATTGGCTTGTATGTAACTTAGCAGAGCAGCGTGATTAAATACCTTGCGAACCATTCCGAATAGTTTACGAGCAAATTTAAGCTTCTCAGATAAATCATTTCTAAAGTTTTGTAACTCCATGGGTGTAAAATCTGATAGTTTTGTGCTTCCTATGACGGGTAGGACATGTTTTTCAAATGCTCTAGTAGTTTTGTAGTAAGTACTGTTCTGTACTTCCTTTTCATAAACCAATAGCCATTCATCATAAAGTTCTTTAAACGTCATAGCACTTTTTGGCGTAGGATTGTCAATTTCTTCTTGGATATTATGCAAAGCAGCTCGGGCATCAGCTTTGGTTTTAAAGCCACTTTTTTCCGCATACTGGCTTTTTCCATTCTTTTTCCCAATATAAGCTTTGAATTTATAAGCAGTAGTGCCATTTTTCTTTTTATATGCTTTTATTTCCAAAGTTGCTTTTTATACCTCATTTCTGATAAAATGGTATAGTAAAAAGCTTGTTAAAAGCTTTTGTACTATTTTTTAGTTTAAATCCGTCCTCGCCGTCGTAAGTTTGGGCGGATTTTTTGTTATGATTCATTACTAGTAAAATAGTCCATTTTATCTAGCTTTGTGAAATCACCTTTATATTCTTTCAATTTATCATAACTAACACTATTTAAAGAGATAGTAAACATAGATTGATAGTTTTCACTACGATCTAAGCCAGCTCCTTGCCCGTATTGGATAGAAATTTCTTTGCCAACTTTAGGTCTCTTTATATATTTTACAATTTGCTTCATGTAAAACTTAGCGTTTTGTTGAGCTTTTTCCGAGTTCTTAGCGGAATCATATTTATTGTTATATCCAACTTGCACAGCTTCGTAACCCTCAGGGCCTTTTAAAGTTATTACGCCAGTTGTCTTACTGTCCACTTTTTTATAATAAACTTTTTTTAGGTTTTGTGCATTGAAAGCAATTTTGTTTACTTTTGTTTTGCTTTTAGCACTAGCTGTAGATTCAACAGAAAATAAACCAATAACTAAAACAAATCCTAAGATAAATATTCCTAATTTTTTCATAAAATACTCTCCTAACCTAGCTTTTTATGAGAATCAAGACATTGCTCGTAGTTTTACTTTTTATAGAATTTTCTCTGAGATTATTTTTGCAATTTCTGATACATTCGCACGAGTTGAGAATTCAAGTTTAACTTTTCCAAGACCAGAGAACCATAATTCAAGTTCACTATCCAGATCAAAAGTTCCAGCAGTTTCGATTGAGAAACTTTGAATTTTTGAATAAGGAAGAGAAGTAAAGTCTTTTTTCTTTCCTGTAATTCCTTGAACATTAATTGCAATGATACGGTGTGTTGTAAAAACAACGCCATCTCGAATTCCTTTGTAAGTTCCTAAAATTGATTCTCCGGTTACAAATATTGGTGAGATAAGGTTTGTAAAAGCATTGTTGTCTACTGGGTTCAGTTTAATGAAACTAGCATTGTTAAAATCTATCATTAATTTTACTCCTTACCAGTTTAGTGATGGCGCACATTATTTATATATTAATCGGCTCCCAATAATTGCTGAAACTCTATTTCTGCCATATTATAGAAATTATGGCTTAGATGATAACGATCCAGAAATTGATAAATATTAACAGATTCAATTACATCAAAATAACTAATGTAATCTACTATTATAATCATGCATTTCTTGCTTATTTATACTAACTTTTATTTCATCTTCAAATATTTCAGTGATAGCTTCATGCAGCTCTAAATATTCATTTTTGATGATTGACTCAGCCAATTCAAAAGGTGCATTTGTTGTATTCACAAACACATTGAAATATTCATAGCTTCCCCCATTGGCTTCAAATATTTCCCAAAGCAGAAGAATCGCTTCGTGGTTTGCTCTAACTTCTTGTGGATTGATTGCATCAAAATATTTTCCACGATGGTTATCTTTATTAATGATATGAATCAATTCATGAGCAATTTCGAAAGGAGTTACTTCAATAGAACTGTAAATCATTATTTTATCATCTGTATTAACAATTGCAGGTATAGGGAACATTTCATCAGCAAATACAGAAAATCCAAACTTTTCAACTTCTTTAAGGAGATATTCTAAAAGCTCCTGTCTGCCCATAGAACCCTCCTTATTTGTCTTCTAAACGTTTGCCTAGCAATCGTTTCATAGCTTCTTTAACATCATCAGTTAATGGTCTGCCGTCAAATGAAACCCACTTATCCCAATCAACTTTACTATCATCTACTAAATCTGCAAGGTCAATACCTTGTTTTTGCTGTTCAGTTTTAATAGAAACAACCTTAGCATTTTCTTTTTTCTGCTCTTCCAATTGAGAAGAAGCTGTATCAAGTACTATTTTTTGTCGTGATTCTTCAAGTTGTGAACTGATTTCAGTGATTTTTTTCACCAAATGAGATTGTTCTTTATTATTGTTCCAATCTTCCAATGAGTAGCCTTGTTTATATGAAGGGTCAATATCAGACTTTAGGAGGCCAAGTGTGTCCGAAATTTTTTGAAGGTTACCAGCATTAGGTCTAGTTACACCTTTTATATATCCAGACAAAGTTGTTGGAGGTATTCCAGCTCTTCTAGCAAATTCAGCTTGAGAGATGCCTTCTTCTTTTATTTTTGTTCTAATATTATTAGATATAACCTTTTTTAATTCCTCTTCTTGAGGTGTTAAAGTTCCTCTGCCCATTGTATGAATCTCTTTCTTGAATTTTATTATATCGTTATTATAACGAATTAAACAGTATAAAGCAACAGCTTTTTTGTGAAAAATACGGTTTTTTTCGCATTTATTTATATTTTAGTCTTGACATACCGTTTAAACGGTAGTATAATTAATTCATAAAGTCAAACAAGCGAACGAACAAAACAGTTGCGAAGCTTCTGTGAATGTAGTTACACGTTGTATTCAACTCAGCGTAAGTAGCAAGTTTGGCAAATAAAAAATATCAGGAGAAATTATGGAGAGTTTACAAATTCCTAATTGGGTTGTTAAAGAATTAGAATCAGCAAGTATTGGTTCGCACGGTAATTGTCCTAGATTCCTTAGAGGATTTGACAGTTATTCTAAAGAATTTCAAAGTTTTTGGTTGAATAACTATGATATCTGTAATGCATGGTTAAATCCTTTGACACGAAAATTTGTAGAAGTTATTTAAAATAAAAAGCCCCAGAGGGGCGGAAAGGTACAATAGTTTGATTCAAATAATCACAATTTCAATATTTTTATTTGGATTAATTTCTGAAATTATAATGTATGTGATCATGAGAAGAAGTGGATGTTCGATAATTGAGTCTCTACCTTCTTTGGATGTAGTTTTTTCAGCCCTTTGTTTGTTTCTAGTGATATGTTTGTTGTTCCGGTTTTAATTGTTGTTACCTCTTTCCTGTTGTTTTTGCCTTCTAGGCATAAGCATATATTTTGTCCAGAGTGAGGGTCAATAGTAACTGGAAATTGAGAAGTTTTTATTGGTTCTTTGTAACCTTCTTCGTCTACTTTTCTAAAAAACATAATATGTGAATAGTCAGCCGCGGTCATTTCATTACCATTGCTATCTGATATTTCTATATGGTTAACTATTATAGGACTATTTGAATTATTGATAAGTTGCATTCTCATCATAGTAAAAATATTCTTTGTTTTTTTATCTGTGCTAGTAATCCATTCGACAATCCTTGTTTCCATTTTGAATCGAGAATGATATCTCCTATAAAGATCTTTTAGAATTGTATATATAAAAACAATTGCAGATAAAATAACAGCAAGATTAACTTTAGTATCTAAGTTAAATTTCATAAGAACCTCCAATATAATTTTAGTTTAGTCACTTACATTATATCACGGAGTTATGATATCGCTCACAATGAGCAGGGAAGACTGGCGAACAGGTTCGATTCCTGAACTTCCCTTACTGCGTATGCAGAAATTTAAAACACAGAAAGGAGCCAGTATGGCAGAGAAAACACCACCCAAAATTACATTAAAAGCAGCACGAGTCAACGCCGGATTAACAGCTAAAGAAGTTGGAGAAATTGTCAAAAAGCACTACCAAACTATTCTAAGCTATGAAAAGGATAGTGAAAACATTCCAACAGGATTGCTAATTGAGTTGTCTGAAATATATCATTATCCTATGGATTTTATTTTTTTAGGAAAAACATACGGTTTAAACAGTATAAAAGAAAAAGCTAGCTAAAGAGGTGGAACATGAACGAATTACAAAATATTGATGGATTTAATGCCAAAATCTACGGAACAGTAGAAAATCCCTTATTTCTCGCAAAAGATATTGCAGAACTCATCGAACACTCAAGAGCGTCCGAAATGCTAAAAACAGTTGATGATGATGAAAAGCTAATGCAACCAATCCTTGCATCAGGTCAAAATCGTAATATGTGGTTTTTAACCGAAGATGGACTTTACGAAGTTCTTATGTCATCTAAAAAGCCACAAGCAAAAATTTTCAAGAAAAAAGTAAAAGAAATTTTGAAAACAATCCGCAAGCACGGGGCATATATGACTAATGAAGTCATTGAAAAAACTTTAACAAGTCCAGACTTCATTATTCAGCTTGCCACTAAACTCAAAGATGAGCAAGAAGCACGTCTTGAACTTGAAAAAGAAAATAGTCAGCTCAGTCTTGATCTTGCTGAAGCAAATAAAAAATTGCCGTTTCTTGAATGGGCATTGCAAACAAAGGGGTTAGTAACTCCGACAATAATCGCTAAAAAGTATGGTAAAACAGCGATTTGGCTTAATAATTGGTTGCATAAACAAGGAGTTCAGTTTAAACAAGGTAAATGTTGGGTACTATATAAAAAATATGATGACAAAGGGTACTCAGATACAATTTTCAGCCCAACTGACATAGACCATTTACATCCTAGCATGAAATGGACAGTTAAAGGAATGAAGTTTATTTATGAACTTCTGAAAGAAAATGGATATTTGCCTATTTCTGAGCAAGATGACTTAGCCAGCTAGAAAGGAACACTCATGTTTGAAGAAATGATTCAAAAGCTGAGAGATTCAGTTAGAGGAATTGTTTTAGATTCCATGCACGACTATATCTCCAATGACGGTAAGTACCCTCTTGCTTTAACTAAAAAACAAGTTATGGAGCTGATTGGCTGTAAGGATGAAAGTACCTTCGCTATTTCATTTAAAGAACATTTGAAATTTGCTGAAATGAATTACGGGAAATCAGGGACAAAATGGTCAAGGGATTTAGTTATTGAATGGTTCAAAGAACCTAGAAATTTACAGTTGCAACGGAGAGGTAAATAGCATGACCTACACATACATAGTCAACCCAGAAACGGGAGAAATCCTGTTTGACCTGGTGCACGACTTAATCACACAGATCATACGAGCAATCAAGCTCATTGCAAAGAAATTAAATGCGGTGCTCCGCTAGATTGGATAGTTTTGGAGTATTTAAAACAGTTCAGAAAACAAAAAAAGCTCACACAAGATGAGATGGCTAGAATTTTAGGTTTTACAAAATCTCACTATGTGAAGATTGAAATGGGCTTACGTAATCCTGGATATAAATTTTTAGAGTCACTAAAAAAAGAATTTAATGAGGTTGATGTAAATGAGTTTTTCAAATAAAAAACATACTAAGCTCGTGACAGTTTAGCATGCTTTGCAACTTATTTAAACTTGAACACTTGTTCACGGCAAGTGAAATAATCTTTACTGGCTTGCAACCAGCACTGCATTAAATTAAAACAGCCATCACCAAGGGCGCCTTCTCGTGATGATAATAACTCAATACTTCCGTTGGAAGCAAGGTTTTATTCAAGCACAGTCTCCATCAAAAATTTTGCCAAAAAAATGACCTCCTTTATTTAGGATAAGTTTATTCTAGCAAAAATACCTATTTAGTGCAATTTAATAACGAAGAAAGGAAATTATGGAAACAACAATCATAAACGGTCGTAAAGTTCGAGTGCTACCAACGACTGTTGGACAAATCTACCATGATTTAATCAAACGAGAAAATCGTGGAGTAGTAGTCTTTGAAACTTGGCAGCGTCCAGACGGAAGTCTTTACATGACTTCACGCAAAAAGAATAAGCAAGAGCTTGCTACCGATAAAGCATCAATGCTTAACGAATGCATTTCAGACTGGAAAAAAGTTTGGAACTAAAAAAGCCCGCACTGGCATGCGGACTAAGACGTGATGTGTCTTTATATATTTTTATACCTAGATTATATCACGTTTCAACAAAAATCGGAAACGGAGAACGTTAAATGACAGTACCAGTAGTTTTTGAGGGAGGAATTTTACAAAATGACGAGTTATTTTCTTTCCTTAAAGAAGTTGAAAGTAAGATTCCTGATGTTGTAAACAGTAAGGATGATAAAACTTTTTTAAATAACTATAAAAAAGAAGTATCAGCAACTATTAATGAAATTGACCTATCAGAAAAGAAGCAAATTGACGAAATGATAGAAGTTTTCAGGGATAGAAATCCTCAAGTCTGGGAAGCTCGTTCTAAGCTTGCTGGAATTATAACCAAGATTACTCAAATGAACAGCGACTTCGATGAGCGCAGACGAAGAGCAGGATTTGAAGCAGTTGACTTAGCAGTAAATGAAGCCAATGTAGTTTATGGGCTTTCAGGAACTAGATTTGTTTTAACAACAGGCAGATTTACAAGTGTTGATGCACTAACTACAAAAGGAGATTTAAAGAAATCTATCCAGGACAAAATAGATAGTGCAGGTTTGCAAGCTCAGGCTAATTTGGAACAAGAACGACTTTTAGAAGCAGCTCGAATTGCTGAACGAGATAAACAACAAGAGCTTGCTAAAAAAGAACAAGAGCTGCGCCAACGTGAGCAGGACTTAGCTCGCCAAGAAGCCAACGATACACAAGCTATTCAAAAAGAATTGGAACAAGAGCGTAATAGGGCAAATGCCAAAGCTCAAGCCGTTGATAATATACAAAAATCACAGGCTGAAAAAACCCAAGAAGTTCTAACTCGACTAACAAAACTTGAAAACTTAATTGATCCAAGCAAAGAATATACTGGAGAATCTGTTTTAGGGCTTATCAAAAAAATTAAAGGACTATTAAAATGACAAATGAAATTCAAGTGACAACAGCAGAACAGTACCAAAAAGCAGCATTAAATACTTTAAAGCGTCAGATTACCATGGGAGTGAATATTCCTAAAAATTTCGATGCGGAAGGGGCGCTAGGGTACACAGCTTTAGCAATAGTCAACAGTGGGGTTACAGTCTCAAAGGAAGTAATTGTTGACACATTGATAAAAGTAGCAAGCAAAGGTCTTGACCCTCGAAAAGACCAACTCTATGTTATTCCTAATAAAAAAGGGCAAGTGATGCTTATGGAATCGTACTTCGGTTACGAAAAGCTTGCTTACGACATTCCAGAAATTGAAAGAGGCAGCATTTTCGCAGAGGTGGTTCGCCAAGGAGAGACGGTTTCTTTTCAAGGACGAACATTGGAACACGAAAGAGCTTTTGAAGCTATTGATAATGACATTATTGGAGCTTATGCGAAAGTGAAAATTGGGGATGAGGAAATTGCTCACTATATGTCCGTTTATCAAATAAGTAAATCTTGGTCTAAAACGAATAGTTTGGATAAAAACTTTGTTGAGGAGCAACGACACAATAATTACGGTAAATCTTGGACAGTGAAAGTTGCGGATACAAGCAAAATTGAAAAAGGAAAGCTAACAGCTTTCAATAAAAATCAAGAAGATTTTCCAGAAGAAATGAGTAAGCGAACTGTCATCAAGGCATTACTCAAACCTATTATTAAATCTTATGCAGAGCCAACCAGTGCTGCAGCATTGGATAACAACGAAGAAGGAACAGTGATTAAGGAAGCAGAAGTTCTTGATGATGATTTTGTTCTTGAAGAGGTAGAAGCGAAGCAAGTAGAAACTCCAAAAGAAGAAGTTCAAGTTTCAGAGCAAACCAAATCATCGGAAAATAACGAAGAATCAATTGCCGAAGAATTACCATTGTTTTAAAACTTATGAGCAAACTGCAGTCCTCACTAATCCTGAGCAGTAGAATTAGAAATAATTCAACTTTAAGCAAGACTACCTTGGGCGGTAGTGCTCGTATTTAGTCAGCCTGAGCAAGCTTTCAACTGCTCCCGCTTTTGCGGTAGGAGGTCAAGATGATCTATGACGAATACATGATCAGACGAATCATGGAGAAATATGATTGTGATTACGATACAGCAGTAGAGCTGTTTAATGATATTGAATAAACTGTAGGAAGGAGAGGATGTGGCAGATAACAAGAAGTATTACTATATGAGATTAAAAGAAAACTTCTTTGATTCTGATGAAATGATTATCTTAGAAAACATGGATAACGGAGATGGGATTATTTACAGTAATATCTTACTGAAGCTCTATCTCAGAAGTTTAAAGTATGAAGGACGCTTGATGTTCAATGAAAGAATACCTTTCAACCCTCAAATGCTTTCTACAATTGTACGTCATCCAGTCGGTGTAGTTAAAAAAGCTCTTAAAGCGTTTGTTGATTTATGCCTAGTTGAGGTTATGGATAATGGAGCAATTTATATGCTAGATATTCAAAACTTTATCGGAAAAACAACAACAGAAGCTGATAGGATAAAGGCTTATCGATCTAAAATCAATAAAGAAAAAGGTCTAGTTTCAAATGATACACCAAAGTTAGTACAAATGTACGACAAAAGTACACCAGAGTTAGAGCTAGAGATAGAGAGAGAGTTAAAGATAGAGAAAGAAGTAGAAGCAAGCAAGGCTACTTCAACAAATTCTGATTTTCAAAATTTAATTGAACTTTACCAAAAAAACTTTGGAATAGTAAAACCAATTCTTTATGACGACTTGAAAGCTGATTTAGAAGATTATGGTCTTGAGTTAATCATTGAAGCAGTCAAAAGAGCGGTAAAAAGACAACGAGAATACGGGTATGCACAAGGTATTCTTAAATCTTGGAATAATAAAGGAATAAAAACTCTTGATCAAGCAAAAGCCGAGGAAGTGAGCTTTCAAAATAAATCTCAAAACAACCAGAATAAATTTCAGCAGCAAAAGCCAGTCAAAAAAGCTCCTAACTGGTCTAATCAAAGATTTGAAAAAGACGAAGAAACAATGACAGCGGAAGAATTTGAGGAATATATGAATGGCTTGGACTCTTAAAAAACGTGCTCTTGATGAGGGGCTATCAGAATATTACCGTAGCTTTATTCCTGGGATTACCCATAAACAATACTGCAGATATGTTGAAAAAGCTTATGAAGAGGAAATAGTATTAAGTCCTATCACTTTTATCGCAATAGTTAAAGGTATTGACAATGAAAAAGCAACTGAAATATTTTTTGAAAAAAATAAAGAACTGACAGATTCAGGAGTAATTCCTGCAATTGCTAGATTTGGAGAAGCAAGTGAAGTTCCAGCAAACTAAAAAGTCAAAATATAGAGCAAGGAAAACAACGGTAGATGGCATTGTATTTGATAGCAAAGCTGAATCAATCTACTATTTGCAACATAAAAATGATAAACAGATGACCGTGCAAGAGAAGTTTGTTCTCATGGATAAATTCAGACTGAATGGAAAACTTTATAGAGAAATAGCTTATAAAGCGGATTTTGTTTTCAGAAATGAATCTAACGAGATTATCAAAGTTGTCGATGTAAAAGGTATGGTCCTACCTGAATTTAAAATGAAAGCAAAATTATTTGCTAACAGATATGGAATTCCAATAACAATTGCTAAGAAAGTAGCGAGAATGAATATGTTCGAGGAGAGCGAGATATGAGTAATATATATAAATGTAAAAAATGTGGTATCCCATTTTTCCATTGTAATTCATGTAAAGCATGGCATTCAGAATGCATTTGTGTAAATGGTCAAAGACAAATTATTTATGATGAACCAAAAGAATCAAAAATTAAAACAAATTTTGTCACTTTGAAAAAGCTGTATGGATTGGCAAGAAATAACAATTTCAAAGCCACTAAAAAAGAGTTATCTGTGAAAATCAGCGGTCGAACTAAGCACAATCATGAACTTTCTCAGCTTTACTTGGATATTTGCAATAAATATAACCATTCAAAGCAGATGAAGTGGAAAGATTTATACAAAATACTTGAAGAATTAATTCCAGGTTTAGCAATTGAACTTTGATAGCTTTAATTCATGAAAATTACGGTTACATTGAGCGCTTAAACTATTTCATGGATAATTTATCATGAATAATCTAAAAGCGCTTAGAAGCTAAAATATGAGGTGTTATTATGACAACGCAAAAAGAAAAGAATGTTTTGGAATTTAAAAACAAGGATATTTTGAAGAACCATAAAGTCGCTGACAAAGATGACGAATGGTTTCATGAACAATGGAAAAATAAACTAAGTGGATTGAAAGAGGCAGGAGATGGCAAGGTTAGAAAAAATTTATGATGTATATTTCAATGGGATAAAAACTGGAACTGGTACGAAAAAAGAGCTTTCGAAAATGCTTCTTGTTTCACCTCATTCAGTCGCTGCTTGGGTTAAAAATGGAATGGCTGATTCTCCGAAAAAGAATGCATTAAAAATCGCCATTGTAAATGAAAAAGCGATGATGGAAAAATACCCTGGCTGGAAACCTTATGGTGGTTCAAAATCTAAGATTTCTGATGAAATAACTGATCGTGACCGGAGAAAGCACGAAACAAAAGAAGAACGTAGATTGCGAAGAAACATCAGAGCACAAATGGCAATCGAAAATTCGAGAAAAGACGACAGCGTCTTTAAATAAAGGAAAAAACAATGAATAAAAAATTAATCACAACAGCAGTAGTCGCAGCAGGAATCTTTGGTTCAGCAACTTTTGGAGCTTATGCAGCTAATGCGTGGGCAGGACATCAAAATATGGTCGCTGTGCAACAGAATATCTCTATCTTGAAACAACGCTTGCTAGACCGAAACGAACAGCTTAAACAGGCTAATAATAGCTCACAGCAATATTCAGACCAACTGAATCAGTTTAACGATCGAATTAACCAGTTGAAAGACCAAATCAATCAAGATAACTCAAACTTGCAAAATCAAGCTGCTAATTATCAAAATCAACTGAATGCACTTAATCAGCAAAAAGAAGAAGTTGTTAGACAATTAAATCAAGCGAACCAAGATAAGGCGAGCATGGCGCAACAGATTAGTGATTTGAATTCAAAGCTATCTGCCGCTCAACAAAAGACTGACGAGCTATCACAAGCTGTAACTGATGCACAACAGACGAAAGATTTATCAGACGATGCTGTCAATGCGACGAAGTGAGGGATGAGATGAAAGTAATTGATTTAAAAAGAATGCTGACAAATTTTACAACTGGAGGTAATAATTTCGAGATTGAGTTTGTTTATGAAGCGCTTGAGAATGACGATATGTCTTATAGAAATTGTGAGTTCAATGGAATGAACGTTTATCCTGACAAAAAGCTTGTGGTTATTAATCTAAGAGAAAAAATTGAGGCAGAAAAATGATTAAAAAAATAAATGTAACATGCGAAAAATGTAAAGAGAATTTCATATTTACATCTGAAATTTCAGTCGTTGATAAGGTTTTAGAAGAAGGTCATTATATTTGCTTCACTTGTGAAGATGAAAAAAGTGAGGACACGAAAAATGACTAAGTTTGAAGAAGAATTTAAAGCATTAACTAGTTGGGACTGGATAAATATTGATTTAATTCAGCAGATATTAACAAGATTCGGTAACTGGCACTCAGACGGAGAATTTCAGGAGTTGCTTAGTAAATATAGTGGCCTTAATCATAACTATGAGAAAGAAGTAATCAGAAGTTCTAAACTAGAATCTCAAATCGCTAATTTAAAATCCCAACTCCAACAGCAAGCCCTGCCAGTCGTGCCTGAGTGTGTGGCGGAATGGTATGAAGGATGTGCACCAATTCCTGTTGAAACTTGTATAACTGATTTCTTATTTAATTATCAAAAAGAGAAATCTGTTGATGATGGAACAGAGTTTGAACAATGGTTCATAAGAACTGATAACTCTATAGAAATATTGATGGACATGAAACGCCTAGGATATGAAGTCGAAAAACCGTAGCTGTTCTATATTGGATTACCAAACGTTTATGGATTGAAAAATAAAATATTCGTTTCAAAAATCGAAAACGGAACAATTGTAGAATTTTCAAATGGAAAAAATTACGCTTTAAAATTTACCGAACAAGAAATCAAGTCGATTGATGAGCGTTACTGGCAGTTTGCTGTGCCTGTGGAGGTGTGAGTGATGGGATATGAATTGGAGCTAGATGATTTGGCCCAAAGCCTTGCAGAGGGTGGAATTAATATCAACGATTTAAACTTAATTGAGGTGGAAGAATGAATAAGTATTATGTTTGTTTAATCAGTCTTATTGATAATGAAGCAGTTTCTCATTATCTCTGGAAGGACCTTAGATTTTATCCAGGATTTGAAAAACCTGAGTATTCATTCGCCATGGAACAAATTAGAAAAATTGGGAATGGTGCATTAATCGCTAACAAGCTTGTAATGCTTGTGCCTGTGGAGGACGGAGAATGAAATGTGATGAATGTAATTTAGATATGAAGTGGTTTGATGACTTTCCAGATGCTTGCGGATGTTGCGGTACTTTTTATTATAAGTGTCCTCAATGTGGGGCAGTAAAAACAAAAAATTATGGTTAAAGATTAAGGATAAAAATGACAAGACAATTTGTAAAACTAAATAAAAATGCGAAACTTCCAGAAAGAGCGACAGAACACAGCGCAGGTTATGATATTTCAGCAAGCGAAACAGTTACGATTCAACCTGATGAAATAAAAATGGTAAGTACAGGTTTAGCTGTTCAACTCGGACATGACGAAGTACTGAAATTATATGACCGCTCAAGCAATCCAGTTAAGCGTGGCATTGCATTGATTAATTCAGTAGGAATTATCGATTCAGATTATTATCCTAATGAATTCAAAGGCTTGTTTATGAATATCTCAAAAGAGCCTGTAACCATTTCTAAAGGTCAACGAATTATGCAAGGTGTATTTGTAAAATATCTTACAACAGACGATGACAACGCAAAAGGAGAGCGCACAGGTGGATTTGGTAGCACTGGGGAGGTGTGAAAAAATGATGAAGCAAACAACATGTTATAGCTGTGATAAACCAATCGAGCCTGAATGGCTTCCAGAAGGAGAATTTATTGTATGTGATGAATGTTCTTCCGCCACTGACAAACTTTCGGTTGAAAAACTCCAAGAACAGCTTAACACTGCGAAAAAGGCACTGACAGAAATTTCTAAAACGAAAGATTTTTATAGAAGTGGACGTGATTATTGGGAAGAATTTTCACAAGATGCTTTGAAAGCACAAAAAGCACTCGCAGCGATTGGAGGGGATGATGAGTAAAGAAGAATGCCACACTTGTGGAGAAGAATTTGAAGATAAATGTGAGTTTTGTTCAATGGCTTATCCTTTCTGTTCGCAAGAATGCTATGACAATTACATGAAGTATGAAGGGAGCGGCGATGAGTGAAATAGAAAATATTGCACGGCATATTGTACGACAGGAAGAAGAACGACAAGTCGAAAAAATTAAGCTTGAATCTGAAATAAAAGCTCTTGAAGAAGTGCTTGAACATGGTATCTCGACAGAGTTTGTCGAAGAGGAAGTGATTTATATCTACTCTCCAAAAACGGCGCATGACATGAGAGAAAAGTTGGAAGAAAACTACAAACAGCTTCATGCCCAGCTCACGATTCCGAAAAGCATTGCGAAAAAAATTGACAAATTTATAAAAGTGCTTCACTTTTTAAATGAATTTGAAGCAATTAAATTTTTATCAGCTATGGACTTTAACGGAGATAGAACACCGCAATGGCTCAAAGATAACCCTATGCTAGTGTTCGCCTACCTCGCAGGCAAAGCCCTCGGAGTTGATTTAGTGAAAGTGGTGGAGGGATGAATAAAGTTGTTTGGGCGCTGTTTGATAGTGGGAACGGATGCTACAAACGGTCAGCCGATGAAATAGAAGAAATAGAAATCTATTCAATTGGTTTAGATATTGAAAATAAAAATAGTCACTTTATTAATCTTAATCTTGCTGACTATTCGAGATTGTTTGGTAATAACCAACTCTTTGAAACTTTGGATAAGTTGCCGCATCCTGATTTAATCATTGCTAGTCCACCTTGTGAGAGTTGGAGCGTAGCAAGTGCATTAAAAAATGGTAATGCATGTTGGAAACGAGAAGATTTATCAGATAGTTTATTTGAACCACAAAAAAAGCCCAGTCCTTTTACTATCAGAAGTAAGAAAGATTATGAAGAATCCCATAATAATTTGAAATATCATAAGCAATTCATTACTAGAGTAAATGGTGAGCTTTGTGTATTTAATACGATTGAAATTATCAAACGTTATAATCCAAAGTATTTTATCATCGAGAATCCGGCTAGTGGAAAAATATGGGAATATATTGAAACTGTTATAGGATTTGAACTTCCTTATAAGAACTTGACCAGGTATAACAATTATAATTACCCTTTGCAAAAACCTACAAAGTTTGCTAGTAATATCTATCTTGGATTGAAAAATGAAATTATCAAGCAAGATATAGCGTGGGGCCATTTTTCAAAAGATTATAATGAGCGTTCAAATATTCCAAAGGAACTTGTCGATGAAATTTTTAAAAAGTTTTTAGAATATGAAAATAAAATGGAGGTATCAGAATGACCGACAAACTAATATCGCTGGTCAATGACTGGTGGGGAGGGATGATTGAATATGAATAAGAATAACTTAGCTGAAATTAATAAGATCGAACGTGAGATTAAAGAGGTTGATTCAATTGTCAATACTTATATTACAGCACCTAGGAATTTACGTTTAATTCAATTCAAGAAACGTTTCAAGCTTCGACTTAGAGGTTATGGTGTTTTAGAAGAAAAAGAATATATCATGGATGATATTCTTACTTCCAAAGTAATCGGTATACTCAGACAACATAGAGAAGACTTAATATCTAAGCAAAAAGAACTATGGGAGGAAAAATGAAACTTTTGTGTAAGCTGCACTGGCACAAGTACAAAATTGTTAAGCGGTTAAGCGGTGGAGATTATCCAAAGTATGTAGAAAAATGTAAAAGATGCGATAAAACTGTTATTGCAACATATAATGCATTGGGAAACCCTTTTGTTATCAACCGCTCAAACCTTGACGAGTCAGAGAACGTGTTCCCTGAAAAATGGCTTGATAAACGTATGGATTGAACGCAAAAAAAGCCCAAATCAAAGATAAGGGCTTCGGGGGATTAACAAAAGTTAACGTGATGATATGTCCATGCAAGATGAACACGGCCTAATTTGAAGTGATGGATAAGTTCTACGAGTGTATTCCATTGCTTCGATATCATTTTCAAAATCCCCATCAATAAGATATGAATCATTAACTTTTGGGCGATTAGGGCAAGTTTCCTTGTGTACTTCATGATAATCACTGAAGTCACCACTTTTATCTACGACATAGCTCATGAGTTAGTCCTCCTTCAAATAGTTTGTATTGTTTGTACAATTTTATTTTAAAACTATTATCAATTGAGTACAAGCAATATGATTTAAATAAAAGGAAATATAAAAAAGCCCAAGCTGACCTAGCTTGAGCGATTGTTGTAAAAATTATTAGTTACTATTGAGTGGTCACATTCATTATACCACTGATTAATTTATAACTATAAAATTTGATTTATTAAAAAATCTTTAACTATAACAAAAAAACCCGAACCGACCAAGTTCGAGTTATATGTTCTAGGTTTAAATTTTATTCTTAAAATTTAGGTCTACTACATTATACCATAATAAAAATAAGTTATAACAAAAAAGCTCGAGTTGACCAAGCTCGAGCGAAATACGAATTTACAACTTATTATTTATTTTTGGTCAGTTATATTATATCACATACTGAGCTAGGAACTCGCTAAACTCAACTGGAGGGAAAGATGTTAAAACTTAACAATCAAGATAGAGGTAGTGGAAAGACTACTAGAATTATTGAACTTATGGAGGAAGATGAATTAGCTTTGTGCTTGGTTCCGTACTATGGAATTAAACGTTCGCTATTTCCAAAAGAATTGCAAAAAAGAGTTATATCCGCAAGAAGTTTCAAAAATGTATATGATGAACTCCAGGGTAGAAGATACAATAAAATATATATTGATGAACTTCTATATTCTAATTTTTTTATTGCTGAGCTGTTCTATAATTTTGGCCGTCGGTCGGATATTTCAATTATTGTTTACGGAACTGAAAAGTGATAACAAAAAAGCCCACGGCAATGGGCTTCGGCATGATTGTATCTAATACTATTATACCACAGACGGAGGAATCTTTTAAATGGCGGATAGATTAGATTTGTTATTAAGTGACTATATGACTGGAATGCTTCAAGTTAAAATTAATTCAAGAGAACGCTGGATCACTCGTGAGAAACATGAGGAAAGAATCGGAAGTGGTGGGAGTAGTTCAAACACTGCACCACAAGAGCGCAACTATTTGATTAAAGAAGCTGATAAAGAACTTGGAAGACTTAATGACCAGAAACAAACGCTCGATGAATTAATGGAAGTTATACAAGGAACAATTGCAAAAGATATTATTATTGCTAGATTTAAGCACAGAATGTCTTGGCATAACGTGGCTATCAGAGTTTGCTTAGAAGAGAGTGTTGCGAGGAAACAGTATATATCATTTAAAAATACTTTGAGAAGTGGGTTATGGGCTGAAACTTTGAAGTGATTTGCTTGCACGTTTTTTGCACATAATTTGCACGTTTATTGCACGAAACAATGTGCGATAATGGTAGCATGAAGTTATCAGCGAAAGCAAACAAAATGTAATTCGTTCGGTTGGATATACTTCTAATTTTAGTGGCTGCATGGTCAAGGGGTTAAGACACTGCACTTTTAATGCAGAGGCGTGAGTTCGAATCTCACTCAGTCACATAATGGGTTGATAATAATATTCCCTTGGTTTGAATCTATAAAAACAGCAAGGCAACTTGCGACTGTACAGTGATTGTCGTTACATTCACAACGGGGTTATTTCATGGTGTCTATCTCGTCATAGACTTTGCTGACTAACCCATAAGACTTTCTAGGAGTCAAGGGTTACAGCATAGCAAGCACGGTACGGAAACGTAGGCGCTCAGGGTTCGACTCCCTGACTTGCTATTCGATTGTATTGCTTAACAAGTAGTGCATGGAAAAATATAGTGTGGCGAATGAAGTCCATTAAATGCAGAGAGGGATGCAGCTATTATATTTTATTACAGGTTGTCCATTGGGCAGCCTTTTATTGTTGGAGGAATAAGATGGATCTTGTACGACCTAAAAGAACTAATGCGCCTATGAAACCAAAAGAACGTAAGATGATTTATGTTGATAACCAAACTGAAGGTATGGCTTATGGTGCTGAATCAACACAAGAGATGATTAGAGAGGTAGTTAAGCACTTAGATGATGATGTGATTCGTGTGAATATTACACGACGCAAACCTTTAGATGATGGTGATGAGCGCAAGGATGGCGGAACAGAAGAATTTTCATTAATTAAAATAGCCTTAACAGATGGTAGTTGTGTTCATACGCCACATGAAGAATCGTTATGGGCAAGATTAGATAATAGATTATCTGATGAAGATGGATATATAAAAGTAGGTGAATTTGTTGTTGCGTTAAGTGACATAGTTTATGTGTCTAGAAAGTAAGGAACAACCGTAATGCCAATGACTGGACGCTGTCGTGAGCCTAACTGCCACACTGTAGTTATTAGACCACTACACTATTGTACTAAGCACGCTGATAAAGAAGCAGCATATCAAGCAAGCAGGGAGCGATGGACTAATCGTAATGATAATAGTAAACGATACAAAGATTATGATCGAATGAGAAGTAAAGATCCATTTAAAGCAGAGCAACATAAGTTCTATCAAGGCAAACAATGGCGCTCAATAAGAGAGATTGCACTCAGACGTGACAACTATTTATGTCAGTATTGTTTGAATCATAAGCGAGTTAGAACTGGTAACATAGGAGACCACATCGTCCCTTATGAAGTAGAGCCTGAGAATCGGACTAACTTAGCTAACATTGCAATAGCTTGTAGTAAATGCCACACAGCTAAGACAAAATGGGAACAACTTTATTATGGAACTGGAATGGGGAATAAGCTAAAGAATGCTATCCCTATCAGAAATGTAAAAGACCTGCCAGATTTTCAAAAAAATATTCAATAATTTTTAATAACCCTCCCCCGTATCTTTTCATAGGGAAACCACACACATAGGTATCGTCTTGCGTGAAAACCCAATTTTGAAAATTTTTATATAGGGGGGGTCAAAACACTAAAAGAAAGGAGAAAAAATGACAGCTAAGAAGTTCAAAGACAGTAATGACGGGAAGTTGTCCTATCGTGCACCTAAGCACCTTTCTCCTCTCGCAAGTGCTTGTTGGCGTAAAACTGTTCCCTTTCTTGAGGAACAAAAGCCAGTTGATAAGATTGATTCGTTTTTAGTTGAAATGTACTGTACTCAGTATGAAATTTATAGAAATTCATATGAACATCTAAAAAAACATGGTGAGGTTCAAGAAATTTATAAACCAGTTCAAGATATGACTGGTGAAATTATTGACCGACAATTTCAAGGTTTCAAACGTAATCCAATGACTCAAATTTACTCAGATGCAATAAAAAATCTTACAAAAATTGGTTCTGAGTTAGGATTATCTCCAAAATCACGTTCTGAATTGATAGAGCTTAACATGCAAGATACGAATGAAAAAAGCACTAAAGATAAGATGAAGGCATTCTTTGATGGAGGTGATGACGATGATTACTGAGTTAGCTCCTACAAAAACAATGAATAATCTTATCATTGAATTTAAAGTTGATTTAACGCAGGACCACGACGTCTTAGGAGCTTATCATAGTATTGATTTTTCAGGAATACGTGCTAAATATAGAGACCCTGGCACAAGATATGCATTCGCAGTATTAGACGGTATAACAAAATCTGGGTACCTAACAAAATTAGCAGCATTTAGGCATTTAAGAGACCTTCAAAGAATTGGACGTGAAGATTTTCCTTACAGATACTCTAAAAAGGAAATAAAAAATTTACTAAAAGTTGCTTCAGTTGTCCCGAATGTTGATACAGGCGAACCAACTGAGCTAATGCCTTGGCAAAAATTCATTATGTGTATGCTGATAGGATGGAGGAATAGCGAAGGTGGAAAAAGGTTTACTGTCGCTATAATATCAGTATCTCGTGGGCAAGGTAAAACTTATATTCTAGCAATTTTGATGGTTTATTCATTTTTATTTGAAAGTCTTGGTTTATCAAATCAGGACTTTTTAGTTTCCTCGATAAACTTTAAACAGACAAGCAAATTGTTTGGATATGTTAAGACGATGCTTAAGACAGTTATAAAAATTGAACCATTTAAAACAATTGCTGCTGAAACAGGGTTGACTGATCGTTCTATTCTGAATGATGAAGTTGTCATGAAGAAAATGAATAATAAAATTCGTGCTATTTCTCATGAAGCTGGTCAATATGATAGTTTTCACTTTACAACTGCTATTTTTGATGAAATCGGAGAGGTAACTAATAGAGAAAAAATTTCTAAAATTGTTTCTGGGCAAGTTTTGGTTAAAAATCATCAGTTTGTACAAATTTCAACTTCCTATCCAGACCCTAGCGTTCCTTTTAGAAAAGACCAAAAGACACTTCAAGAAGCTATGGAGAAAGATTGGGATAGAGAAGCAGATACTTCTTTATGTTTAGTATGGGCGCAAGATGATTTATCAGAAACATTCGAGCCAGAAACTTGGTTAAAATCAAACCCTCTTCTTGAATTGGAAGATAAAAAAGATATTTTACTAAAAGGATTGATTGACAAGCGAAACAGTGACTTGTTACAAGGGACGCTACATGATTTTCAAACTAAAAACCTTAATATGTGGCTTCAGCAAGATGTAGATAGTTACTTAAATCTTTATGATGTTGAAAAAGCTATTATTCCTGAATTTAGTATTCATGGGCAACGCTGCTATATAGGTATTGACTATTCAATGATGTCAGATAATACAGCGATTGCTTTCGTTTTTCCTTATTTAGATGATGAAGGAAAGCCTAAGTGGCATGTTGAACAGCATTCGTTTGTTCCATTCCAAAGAGCAGGTTCAATTGATGCTAAAGAAAAACAAGATGGTATTAATTATAGAGAGCTAGAAAAATATGGTTTTTGTACAGTTACAAGCCACCAACAAGGCCTAATCAATGATGATGAGGTTTATGAATGGATTGTTAATTATATTGAAGATAACGCATTGGATGTTATCTTTTTTGGTTATGATGCAATGGGTATCACAAAAGTAATTCAAATGCTCATGAATAATACGGGCTATAATTTACAACCTATCCGTCAAAGAACGAGTGAGTTGAAAGACCCTACAAAATTTTTACAAAAACTATTTGTAGAGGGCTCTATTAGTAGGCTAGATGATAAAATCATGGAAAAATCGCTGTTAAATGCGGTTTTACGAGAAGATTCAATAGGAATACAGGTAGATAAACGAAAAGCAACTTTAAAAATTGACGTTGTTGATGCGATTATTGATGCTTTATTTCAAGGGATGTATCACTTTGAGGATTATGGTATGGCAAATGATAAGAGTTGGCAAGTTGAGCATATGACACCAGAACAAGTAAAAGAATGGGTTACTAGCCAAGAATCTGGCTTATTAGACCTTGATGACGAAATAGATGATGATTGGGGATTCGATGAAGATTTTTAAAAACTTATTTTCTTTAATTTGGAAAATATTTGATGTACTTATGTTTATTGCTTTTGCAGTAACCATAACAGTGACAATGTTTATGTGGAATAAAACAGCCGGTGGAGTTACTTTATCAGTTGTTTTTATTTTAGCAGGATTAATTTCCGAGTTTATAGAAAAGAAGGGAGGTGATTGATTTTGCCAATATTAAACTTTATCAACCAAACAAATGATCCGCCAGAAGTTGGTAGTGTTCAAAGCTATTTTCCAGATGGAAATGATGCTCAAATAATGGAAAGTTTGCTTGGTGATAATAATGAATGGGTTTCAGCTCGTGCAGCATTAAGGAATTCAGACTTATTTTCTATTATTTTGCAACTATCAAGCGATTTGGCAATAGTTAAAATCAATGCTGAAAAGAAAAAGAATCAAGGAATCATTGATAATCCAAGTACCAATGCTAATAAGCATGGATTTTGGCAATCAATGTTTGCACAGTTGCTTTTAGGAGGCGAAGCATTCGCTTACCGTTGGAGAAATGCTAATGGTAACGATGTTAAATGGGAATATTTAAGGCCATCTCAAGTAAATACTTATTATCTTGAGTATGAAAATGGAATGTATTATAACATTACTTTTGATGACCCTAAAATAGATCCTATTTTACAAGCTCCACAGAGCGATTTGATTCATATGAAACTACTATCAATTGATGGTGGTAAAACTGGAATTAGTCCACTTTACTCTTTGAGGCGTGAATCAAAAATCCAAAGAGCCTCCGATAGATTAACAATTAGTTCATTGAATAGTTCATTAAATGTTCCTGGTGTACTTACTGTTAAAGGTGGTGGGCTTCTTAGTGATAAAGATAAAGCATCTCGTTCTCGTTCGTTTATGAAACGTTCAAGAAGTGGTGGCCCTGTAGTATTAGATGACCTTGAAGAATTTACTGCACTAGAAATTAAATCAAATGTAGCTCAATTATTATCACAAACAGATTGGACTTCTAAGCAATATGCCAAAGTATATGGGCTTCCTGACAGCTATATTGGTGGACAAGGTGACCAACAATCTTCAATCCAACAAATAAGTGGAATGTACGCAAGTGCATTAAATCGCTATTTAAGACCTGCTATAAGTGAATTGGAGTATAAGTTAAGCGATCACATAAGCGTTAATATGAGACCAGCTATTGACCCTCTTGGGGATAATTACTTATCTACTATTAGTACCGCTACAAGATGGGGAGCTGTAGCTGAAAATCAAGCTACATATATCTTGCAAGAAGCAGGATATATTCCTAAAGACCTACCAGCCCCTGAAAATACAAATAAAAAAAGAACTGGCGAAAGTAACGAGCCAGTACCATAAGAAAGGAGGTGGTCATGGTGATTATTCTTAGAAAGGAGGTAAATGATGACAGTAATCGAAATCAAAGGAACAATTGTTGATGATGGCTATGGTATGATGTATGACTATTTTGGGCTAGGTGATTTATTAACTTGGCCCTCAAAGGTTAAAAATATTTTAAACAGCGCCGAAGATGAAGAGGTTATTTTAAATATCTCATCAAATGGTGGCGATGTTTTTTCTGCTTCTGAAATTTATACGAAGCTCAAAAATTCAAATAAAAATATTGTTGTAAATATTGAAGGAATCGCAGCATCTGCAGCATCAGTAATTGCAATGGCTGGAGATACGGTAAATATCTCTCCAACAGCCCAATTGATGATTCATAAAGCTAGTAGTGGCGGTCAAGGGAACGCTGATGACTTTGAGCATGAAGCTAAAGTTTTAAATGGTGTTGACCAATCTATTACTGCAGCTTATGAATTAAAGACTGGTATGAAACAATCTGATTTGTTGCAGTTAATGTCTAACGAAACATGGATGACAGCTCAAGATGCAGTGGATAAAGGATTTGCAGACAACATTATGTTTGTGGATGCTAATAAACCAGTATTTTCTAACTCAATCGGAAATATTCCAACTGCTGATAAACTTAATGAATTTATGAATTTCATGAATTTCAAAAATCGGAATAACCCTCCGAAAGAAGAACCAATTATAGAAAACAAACAAGCCGATTTACGTTCTCGTAAGTTGGCTATTTTATTAGAAAAATAAAGGAGACTCAAATGGGAGTTAAATTAACAGTAAATCAATTGAACGAAGCATGGATTGCTTCAGGAGATAAAGTCACAGACTTTAATGACCAAATCAACATGGCTCTTAATGATGATAATTTTTCAGCAGAGGCTATGTCAGAATTAAAAAATAAACGTGATAATGAAAAAGTTCGCCGTGATGCATTGAGAGAACAACTTGTTGAAGCTCAAGCTGAGCAAGTCGTTAATATGCGTAACGAAGATAAAACGCCTTTAAATAATGATGAAAAAGATTTAAAAAATAAATTTGTTTCTGATTTCAAAGCAATGATTAAAGGCGACCCTCAAATCGTGAACCTTGTAACTTCAGACACTGACGAAAATGGTGATGCAATTGGTTTAACAATCCCTCAAGATATTAAAACAACAATTAATATTTTGAAACGCCAATACGATGCTCTTGAGCAATATGTCAATGTTGAAAATGTAACTACTGCATCAGGTTCTCGTGTTTATGAGAAATGGTCAGATGTTACGCCATTGACTAATCTTGATGCTGAAGACGAAGCAATCGGAGATAATGATGATCCAAAACTTTCATTGGTTAAATACGTTATCAAACGTTATGGCGGCATTACTACAGCTACTAATACCTTGTTGAAAGACACAGCTGAGAATATTTTGGCGTGGCTCTCTGGTTGGATCGCTAAAAAAGTTGTTGTTACACGTAATAAAGCTATTCTTGCGGTTATGGATGCTGCTCCTACTAAACCAACACTTGCAAACTTTGACGATATTATCTCAATGATTAACACATCCGTTGACCCAGCTATTAAAGCAACCTCAATTTTGATGACAAATTCTTCTGGATTCAATAAATTGAGCTTGGTCAAGGATGCGCTTGGTAATTACTTGATGCAACCAGACCCTAAAAATGCTGACCAATACCTAATTAAAGGGAAACGAGTGGTTGAAATTGGAGATCGTTGGCTAGCAAGTAAAGGAACAGCTTCAAATCCTGTTTATCCGCTCTATTTTGGGGATTTAAAACAAGCAGTTACTTTGTTTGACCGAGAAAATCTCTCGCTTTTGACAACTAATATCGGAGCTGGTGCTTTTGAAAAAGATTTGACAAAAATTCGTGTTATCGATCGTTTTGACGTCGTTTCAACAGATAAAGAAGCTTTTGTTGCTGGTTCATTTGCTGCAATTGCTGATCAAGTAGGGAACTTGAAAACTACAGCACCAGCCGCAGGTTAATTAGGAGGAATCTAAATGAGTGTAACTGTTGATGACTTACTAGATCAGTTATCAGAAGATGATGATCGCAAACCACAACTTCAAATTTATTTTGATACAGCAACAGCATATGTGAAAAATGCAGTGAGTTCTGATACGGTTGACGCTCCATTTTTCATTGTAGAAAACGTTTCTCCGATTTATGATGTAGCTGTTCTTAGTTACTCGATGGATTTGTGGATTAATCGTTCTACGACTATGCCTCCTACTACGGCTGTAGATCATATGATTGGACAGTTGAGAGGTCTTTATTCTTCGTGGAAGGAGGAACAAGATGGTCAAGACGTACAAACCGAATGATTTTAACAGAAAATGTCAGATTGGAGTTACTAAAACAGTAACGGCTCCAAGTGGAGGAAAGATTGAAAAAATTGACCCAGCAACTGTTTTAAATGTTCGATTTGCGGCTAAAACCAGAACTCTTGCGCTTCAGTTTCAGGTAATCGGAACGACTACAGCAGATACATTTGATATTGCAATTAGACATAATAAGCTGGTTACAAAGAAAATGTGTGTTCAAATTGATGATGTTCTTTATAACATTTACAATATTTCTTCTGATGAATCTGCAAAGCTTATTAAATTTGATATTTTGACTCTTCAAGCGAAGAAGAAGGGAGCTTAATATGGTTTCGTTTTATGATGCGATGCAACTAATCATTAATCAAGCAGAATCATTAAGCACAAAGATGACTGTAGAAGATAAAGCTGAAGTTACAAAGGCAGGTGCTAAAGTTTTTGAACAAGCATTAGCTTATGAAGTTAGAAATAGGCACTACCGCCATCGTGATACTGGGGAAGATCCACATTTAGCAGATAGTATTGTTATGAAAAATAAGAATATTGATGGAGTTAAAGATGGTCAAAGCGTTGTAGGATGGGAAAGAAGTACGGCAAAAGGTGCTCATACTAAAGGTTATATCGCCAATATCATTAATAATGGTAGTCGTTTTCCTCAGTTTACAACACGTTCTGGAAGAAAATATAAAAAACCTGGTGAAGTTGCAGTTCATGCAGATCATTTTATTGAAGAAACAAGAAAAAATCCTATTGTTCAGCAAGGAATATTAAAAGCTGAAGCTGAAGCAATGAGAAAAATAATTAATAGAAAAAAGAAGGAGAGTAACTTATGAAAAGACCAGTTGAAATTGTTCAAGATATAATTGCAGCTAGTGACTTTCCGCATGATGAAATCTTTCTTGATTCTATCCCCAAAGAAAAAGAAGATTCTATTAATGAAACTCAGGTTTTACTTACAGAATCAGATAATGGTCCTAATGATTATGGTAACTCAGATTTTATTTCACTCATGTATGGTGTTTATATTCAAATCTTTTACTCGAACGCTGAAGATTCGGATATAAATATTGTTCAAAGCGAAATTAATCTGATGAAATCATTTATAAATAATGATTGGCTTATTGCACAATCAAAAAGTCACTATATAGACCCTGATACAGGGCAAATTATCAAAAATTTAACGGTGCAACGCATCATGACATTAAGTGAGATAGCAAATAGCTAACTCATTTTTTATTTAAGAAAGGAATTTAAAATGGCAACAAAAGGTTTAAAAATGGTTACGCTCGCTCTATTGGATGATAGTGGAGCTATTGTTAAAGGAACAGCAGGTCTTTCTACAGACGGTACATTTCCAATCACTGATGAAATGTTGGGTACAAAAACTGCAAATATCACCAATGTATCAAGTGCTCCAACAATGATTTATGGTAATGATGGTCAAGTAGATGCAGATATTGCAAAAGGTACTCCTTCAGTAGCTTTTGACTTTAATGGTCTACCAGTAGCAATTAAAAATAAATTGCTTGGTCGTGTAAACGATACTAAAGGCGGTTATACTCAAGGTCCTGTTCCAAAAGTAGCAGCTTTGATTCAAACGACAACAATTGGTACTTCAACACCTCAATATGTTGGTTTTGCTGCTGGTAAAATGAACGAAACAGCATTGAACTTGCAAACAAATACTAATGCAGTTGTTCGTGTTGATGACGCATTGACATTTACTGCATTCTCTGTAAGCCGTTGGGGGGGAGAAGCTATCAAATTCTATGATGGTGGAGATGCAAACTTTACTGAAGCAACTATGATGGCTGATGTATTTAACGGTTATACAGCTCCGACTACTGGCGGTTCAGGGAGTGGAAGCTAATAATTAAAAGGCGGAGTAATCCGCTTTTTATATGGGATAGATAGATGGTCTATTAAATTAGGTTCGATACCTGACTATTCCTTTACAAAAAGTAAAATAGAGGAGATATACAATGAAATTATCATTACCAGAAATCCGAGAAGAATCATTTGAAGTTAAAACTTCAATTAAGAACATTAAAAAAATGCACGCCTACCAATTGGAGTTGGCGAAAAGCCAAGAAAAACTTGCTTCAGTACAAGACGGAACGCTAGAAGAATTAACAAAAGCAATCGCTCTTGATGATATGTCAGTAATTAATAATGCTGAAAAATTTATTACTGAAATTCTAGGTTTAAATAAAAAAGAAGTAGATAAATTAGAAGAATTTGACCGTGGCCAATTTATGAATTTGCAATCTAAACTTGTTCTTTCACTCCAAGGCTATGATGACGAACAAATCGATACTATGTTTACTGAGGAGGTTGACTCTGCCGAAAAAAAAGTTCAAGCATTGAAGAACGAAAAGTCTACCACCATAACCAATTAATAGATTTACAGCTATTTGAAAAAAATATTATCGAAAATTGGCACTGGACGTTAGAGCAAGTAGATAATCATGACTATTATGACTTAATTGATGTGTTTAAAGCTAATGAAGATAATAAGATGGCTTCATTTGATGATTTGAAGAAGATGTTTGGACAATAATAATTATTCTCTTGTAATATACAGTTTATAGGGGTATAATTTACTTATTAAAAATCAGGAGAAATTAAATGAAAAAGTTATCATTATTGGGGATTACTTGCTTATCTATTTTAGTACTTGCATCATGCGGAGAAAAAAGTAATCAATCATCTAAAAATAGTTCTTCATCAACAAGCCAAAGTCAATCATCTAGTTCCCATGATAAATCATACTATGAAAACCAAGAAAAAGATTCATTGAAGAATTTGAAAACACTTGTTGAAAATGGTGCTTTAAGTAATGATGATGCTAAAAAAATGTTTCAAAAAGAACAACTAGATGATGCAAAACATGGATATAAATCAACTTTAAGCTGGGTAGATATTAATGATAAATCTAGCGAAGATACATCAACAAGTAATTTAAAAGTTGGTAATACGGAAACTACTGAATCAGGAAATGAAATTACAGTTACTGCTATAACAGAAAATGCACAAGTTGAATTGGATGATGCAAAAAATGGGGAGACAGCTTTAGAAGTTGATTTAACGCTTACGAATAAGGGAAATGACTCTCAATACTTCAACCCTTCAGATCCATCAGTATTTGATTCACAAAGCAATACATTGAATTTAGATTCTGCAACTTATGGTAACGATATCCCAGATATAGCTCCAGGAATAACAGCTAAAATAAAATTATATTATGATAATCCAGGAACAGGCCCATATAAAGTTACCTACGGTAATGCTGTTTGGAGTAACTAAACTAAATTTAATAAAAATAAAACGTCTAAATAAATTAGGCGTTTTTTTGTACTCAAAAATTAGAAAGGAGTAAAAATGTCAGATATAATGGTTGATTCAGTCACCACAGGGATTGACTTGAATGAGACAAAGGCTGTTGAGGCTATCAACCGCTTAAAATCAGCAGTTAAAGATAGTACTCGTGAATGGAAGATTAATGAAGCACAGGCTAAATCTGCTGGAGATGCTGTTTCTGCATCAAAATATCGCTATGAAGGTCTTAGTGAAGCAATGGAAAAGCAAAAAGCTTATATTGCTAACCTTTCAGAAGGTATGAAGACAATCAATAGAGATACTGATGCTGGTGAGAAGGCTTATCAAAAATATAATGCTCAGTTAACCACAGCAGAACGTTCTCTTGCCTCAATGACAGGGCAATTAAACCGTGCTAAATCAGCTTATGAGTATCAACAAACAGGTATTGAAGATTTAAATAAATCTTTAAGTGCTAACGATAAACTCATGCAGTCTCAAATTGATTTATATGAGAAGACTCGTAATAAAATGGGAGCTGCTAAAGCTGAAGTTTCTGGTCTATCTACGTCATACGCAAAGCAAACTGAAATTTATAGAGCCCAAGTAACTGAGCTTAAACGATTAGAAGCTGCCGAGGGTACAAGTTCAGAAACGCTTGTTAAGCAAAAAACAAGGGTAAATGAAGCTGCTTCGTCATTATTAAACTACAGAAACAAGCTTTTAGAAGCTAACTTGGCAGTTACAAAGATGCAGCCGTTTAATTCCGAGTCTCTCATTGGTAAAGGTTTAAATACCGTTTATCAAACAACTGAGAAAGCTACCGATGTAATGGCAGCAGGATATCAAAAAGTAAAGAGTGCAGCTTATCAAAGTGCTTTTGGGATTGCTGCAATCGGTGCAGCTGCAGTTAAGGGTGCACAAATGGCCTCTGAACTTCAAAACCAATATAAAACAACTTTTAACTTATTAGTAACTGGTGGCGAACAAGCTAAAGAAGCTCAAGAAAATGTCAATAAAATGCAAGAGCAGGGTTCTGAACTTTCTGTTAAGTATGGAAAAACTCAAAAAGAAATAGCAGATGGATATCAAGAACTTGTAAAACGTGGATATACGAGCGCTCAAGCTCTTGGTGCTTTGCCTACAATGTTGCAAGCTTCGGTAGCTTCTGGTGATGATTTTACTGATGTTGTACATAACTCAACAGCAGCGCTTGAAAGTTTTGGTAAACGAGCTGATGATGTTGCGGGAATGACAAAAAATACCAAAGAAGTCGTCAATGAAATGGCTTATGCGGCTGATATGACTGCTACAGACTTCCAAAGTATGGGTGTTGCGATGGAATACGTCGGTGCATCTGCCCACCAAAGTAAACTCAGCTTATCAGAAACTGCTGCAGCTATTGGTATTCTTTCTAATAATGGTCTTGAAGCTGACAAAGCAGGGACTGGGCTCAGAAAAGTCATTGTTTCACTCCAATCTCCTAGTGATACAGCAGCAGGGGCATTAGAAAAAATTGGCTTGAGTACCAAAGACTTCGTAGCTCAAAATGGCAACATGAAGTCAATGACGGAAATTTTCGGATTGTTAAACCAACATACAGAAAAACTAAGTTCATTCCAACAAGGTCAAATTTTCCATGCTTTATTTGGAACTACTGGTCAACAAGCGGGTGCAATTCTTTCTGAAAACGTTAAGCAGTTAGGCGAACTCGATGATAAGGTGAAAAAATCAGCTGATGGCCAAGGATATGTTGTTAATCTTGCAAATAAGAATATGCAATCTACTCAAAATGAATTAAAACAATTTAAAGCAGCCGGAGAGGCTGTTTTAATTATGATTGGACAAAAGTTCTTGCCAGTTTTATCTGATGCAGCCACTTCAATGGCTAAGGCGTTTAATTCTAAAGAGGGTAAACAAGGACTTGAAGAAATTGCTGGTTGGATTGCTAAGATTTTCCAAGGTATTGTTGATACTGTCAAATTCATTGGTACTCATAAAGATGAAGTAATAACCTTTGGTAAAATCTTTGCTGGAATTTGGGCTACTAAGAAAATTGGAGATGTTATTGTATGGCTTGAAAAATTGAAAAAATCTTTACTTGAAATTCAAGCCATTGATGCATTATCAGGAGGTTTAGGAACAGGAGGAATTAAATCTTCTGTAGGTAAAGGTGTCGCTGCTGAAGCTGGAACAGTTGCTTCAACAGTAACTAAAGGTGGCGTAGCTGCTGAAGGTGAAGCACTTGTTGCCTCTGGCGGTTTATCAAAAGCTACTTCCTTAATTCCAAGATTATTAGGAATTATTGGCTCTGTTGGCGGAAGTACAGTCTTGTCTGGCGGAATAAATGCAGGAGCTGAATTACTCAGTAAAGATAATACCGCTCAGAAAACTGGCGGAGTGGCTGGCTCACTCGGTGGAGCAGCGGCAGGTGCAGCTATTGGATCTCTTATCGCTCCTGGTATCGGTACAGCAATTGGTGCAGCGATTGGCGGAATGGGTGGTAAAAACTTAGGTAAAAAACTTGGGGATTTGATTAATGACGGATTAAAAGAATCTTCACTAAAAAGTGAAAAACTACCAGTTGTTAAGTTCGATCCTAAAGCACCAACTAAAGATATGAAAGAATTCTCCAAGGACTACCAAGGATTTTTAGACAAAATCAATAAGTCATCTAATGTTGATATTATTGATGAAAAGTCACTTGAAAAAGCTAAGAAAGCAACTGCTGATGCTTATACGAAAATGTCTAAAGATATTGATAAGTTTTATCAGAATCAAGAAAAAGATTCTAAAAAGCAAGTAGATATTCTAGTTAAAAATGGTGTAATTACTCAAGCTCAAGCAGATAAAATGACCAAAGGTCAAAAAGATTCAGACGATAAGCAGAAGGCAGCTCAGAAAAAGAATCTTGATGAGATGAAGAAGAATACTGATAAATATTATTCGGATGTGGCAAAATCTCAAAAAAATTATGACACACAATCTCAAAAGGATGCTATCAACCACGCTAACCTGATGAAAAAAATTAAATCTGGTAATACTTCTGAACTTCTTAAAATAGAAAAAACTTATGGCAAAAATTCTCCTGAATATCAACAAGAAATGAATAAAGAAATTGCTAAAGAAAATAGTGATTTCAATAAAGCTCAACAGGCTGCAAAAAAGAAACATAATGAAGCGATGAATAAGCTTGAAAAAGATTATGCAAAAACGCAAACCAAAGCCGAAGAGCAGATGAATAATCAAATCAATACTGCTACTAAAATTGCTCAAAATAAACAGCTTGATTTACTTGACGATTTAAAAAATAAAAAAGGAAAATTAAATCAAAAACAATTAATTGATACGCTCGAAAAGGCTGACGATGAATATAAAGGAGTTAAGGATAAGGCTCAAAAACAAAAAGATGATGTTGTAAAAGCAGCAAATGAACAATATAAAAAATCCGTTGCAGCAATTGATAAACAACGTGCAGAAAACAGTTCTATAACAAAGGCTCAATATGATCAAATGATAAAAACTGCTAAAAAGCAACGTGATGATTCAATTGGTCACGCTAACGAACAATATAAAGGCGTAGTAGATAAGGCACAAAAAACTCATAAAGAAACAATTGACTTTGCTAATGATAAGGCTGACAAAAATGTAAAAGCCGCTGCAGGGGAACAAAAACAAACGGTAGAACAGTATACAAAAGGATTTAGAAATTCAAGAGACTTAATTAACTCATTTGTTGACGGGATTAATGGCGTTCTTAACTTCCTGCATAAAGGTTGGGGGAATATCGGTCACGTTAGCCTTAAAGGATATGCTGTAGGTACTCGTGGATTAGCTCAAGATGAAACAGCTTTAGTTGGTGAAGAAGGATTTGAACTTGCTCACCATCCAAACCGTGGTATTTTTGCGGTTGGTCAACAAGGTCCTGAAATTCGTAATCTGAAAGCTGGAACTTCAATTCTTCCTCACTCAATGTCAAAAGAGTTCCTATCATTAACAGCTAATTTGCCAGCTCATGCTGATGGTGTATCTGGCTTCTTATCAGATGCGCTTGGATGGGTTAAATCAACCTATAAAGATGTCACAAGTGTTATTTCAAAAGGTCCCAAAGGAGTTGTAGAAGCTATTTATAATGGCTTAGGATTAGATAATTTAGAAAATGACTTTCCGCCAGTTGTAACTAGGATGGCAAAAGGTTCTGCTCAAACTGCTGAGGATAATTTTATTAAATTCTTACAATCATTCTTCAAAAAAGCTGAATCAGATGCAGGAGGTTCACAAGGTTCGCCATCTGGTTCTGGTGTTCAACGTTGGGCTGGACAAGTTAAACAGGCGCTTGCTGCAAACGGATTAAGTACGTCAGATGATATGGTTAACCGTGTATTGCGCCAAATTGCTACAGAATCAAGCGGTAATGAAAAGGCAGTACAAGGAAATATCGGAGATATTAATAATATCACTGGTGACCTTGCAAAAGGATTGATGCAAACAATTTCATCAACTTTCAATGCTAATAAATTCCCCGGTCATGGGGATATTTTTAACGGTTACGATAACTTATTGGCCGCTCTTAACTATGCTAAAAAAACCTATGGTCCAAGTTTATCTTTCTTAGGAAATGGACATGGTTATGAAAATGGCGGTATCATCAATGCTCATGGTTTTTATGAAATTGCTGAAGGTAATCGTCCTGAGATGGTTATTCCCCTTGACCCTCAAAAGAAATCGAGAGCGACACAATTGTTGAATCAAGCAAGTCAAACGATTAATAACAATCAAGGTTATTCAAATAACGTTACTGATTTCTCACCGGTTTTAGCTTTGTTATCTAATATATTTAACTCAATTGAAGATGTTAAGAAAAATCCTCTAATTGCTTATGCTTTATTAGATGGGCGTAATGTGTCTCAAGGGTTAGCTCCTTATATGAATCAAGCCTTAACTGACTATATAAATCGACAAAATAGAACGTGGGGTAAATAATGGCTTTTTCAGTTAAATTTAATGATGTAGATTTATCGACAATCGTTGATGGGTTTACAGCGATTACAAGAAACATAGGGGCTGGTTGGACGAATACGGTTCAACCCAACCCTATTATTGGCGCTGATTTCACGCAAAATTCAATTAATTCGAAATCAATTACAGTTAACTTTATTGCAGATATTCAATTAGACCGTTTCACCTCTGTGAGAAAAGCTTTAGCTAGTGCTTTAAATGTAAAACAACCAGCTTCCTTGATTTTTGATGATGATCCTAATCAAGTTTGGTGGGCTGTTCCTGATGGAACGCCGACATTAGATGAATCATCATTTTATCAAGCCGTAGGTTCAATTACATTTTTAGTACCGAGCGGAGTATCAGAATCAGTCGAAACAAATGTTCTAAATGCTTCGAATTCTGGCGGTCCATTAGGAACAATTACTAATAACTCAGATGGTCATGTAGATATTGAAATTAATAATACAGGTAATCTTGAGGCATTTCCAACAATAGAAATTACTAACGTTCATGAGAATGGCTATATTGCAATTGCTGGTCAAAATGCAATTGAAATAGGAAACAAGCAAGAAGCTGATGGAGTCACAAATGCCTTAAGTGAATATTTATATAATAGCAATTCTGATTTAAATTTTTCTAAATTTAAAGATGCAACCGGGACTACTAATCCTCAAAATTCAGGACTTGGGACTAATGGAACGATTAGCTTTCAAAGTGATGGATTAAGATTAGCAACTCAAGGGACAATGTCAGCATCTCAATTTGCAGGCGGTGGAATGAAAGTTATGACGCTACCAGCTGATTCTAATGGTCACGTTGGGGCCGTGAACTTCTACTCACACTTTAATTTATTTGCTTGGGCGGGAGCTATGGGCCAAACAGGAATCCTTCAAATCTTATTTACCGACTCGAATGATAAGTTGGTGGCTGGTTATGGGATTACCAAAAGTGACATGAGTGGAAATAGTGCTAATTGTTCATTTTGGGTTGGAGGTAATACTCCTAAAGAGTACACATCATTTGGATTTGAAACAAACAATGGCGAAAAAAATCAAAAATATCCTAATAATATGTTTAATAGCTCAACTGGAGATGCCGATTTTTTGAAAGAAGGAGCAAACTTTGGTTTTTACTGGTACGGAAGTCGTAAAACAACTTATGTTCCCGAACTTGAGAATGTTGAAATTGCAAAGGTATACCTATATATTGGCCAATTTAAAAATTCAAATAAATTCATTAATAATTTATCTATTAGACAAATAAATCTTACTAAAAATAATGTATCTGTTTGGAAAGACGTTCCTAATCGTTATGCAGCCAACTCTAAAATTACTGTTAATATGAACGGAAAAGACACAGTTGTTATCAACGGTATGCCAGCTATTCAAGAAAAAATTAGAGGCACTGAACCTTTTTCAATTCCTCCTGGTAGAAGTACATTAAAAATCTTGCAGTCCACATGGAATACCACTCCACCAATTGTTCAAATATCATATAAAGAAAGGAACTTATAATGGAAATAGTCGTTCATGATAATACACTTAAAACCGTAGCAGTTATCAATAACGATATTCCGATGCTACCTTCTTTTTTCAATGATAATTGGCATCGGTATAAAGACCAAGCGGCAGAAACATTTATATTTACTGTAAATAAATTTATCAACGGTCAGTTACAAGATTACTGCCGTTTTTTAAATGAACAAGCTTATATTAGTTTCACTTATGATGGAATTGACCATTTATTTGGAGTAGAAAATGTTCAAGAAAGTGATTATCAAATTACTTTAACTTGTTCTTCATTGAATTTAGAATTAAGAAACGAGCAAGCCAATGCCTTAGTTAACACATCAAGCCATAATATTCAGTGGTACTTTGACCAAATGGGGCTAATCGAAAATGCTCAAATAACCATTGGAACTAATGAAGTCTCAGGTTTGACACGAACAATTAATTATGATGGACAGGAAAGCAAACTTGCCCGTCTAATCTCTGTGATTGGAAACTTTGATGCAGAATTTGAATTTATTACACATTTAAATGATGATGGAACGCTTGATTCCATCATTTTAAATATCTATCGTGCCAATGATGGAGCTAATGCCCAAGGTGTCGGAACAAATAGAAACGATGTCTCTTTAAATTTTGGTAAAAACATTAGTGGGATTACTAGGACTGGCGATACAACAAATCTATTTAATGAAACAAAAATTACAGGATCAGACGATTTAAATTGGAATTCAAGCGAATTTTCTTATGTCAATTCCGATGGTGTGGAGGAGTTTTATAAAAGAAAAAATGATGATACTGCATTTGCTCCACTTTCTCTTAATTTATTTAAATCTCAAATCAAGTCTAATAACGGTGATAAGTGGATTCGTAAAGATTTTCAAACAGAATACACCAATGTTAATGATATGTGGGGCTATTGCGTAAGTCAATTTAAACAATTCGCTTATCCAACAGTTACTTATGAGGTGTTAGCGAATAGTAGCTTAGTTCTTGAATCGGTTGGTAATGATCGACCTTTGTCAATTGGAGATACCATCAATATTCAAGATGATAACTTTATGGATTCTGACGGAAATGTAGGTTTGCTTTTATCAGCTAGGGTTTCTGAAATGGAGATAAGTTTTAGCAATCCGACATTAAATAAGATTACTTTTTCAAATTTTAAAAAACAACAAAGTGAAGCTTCTGCAGATATTCAAGCCATCGTTAATCAGTTAGTCGATGCAGCTACTCCATATATTGGTAGTATCGACACAACAAACGGCACACAGTTCAAAAATGGTACTGGCTCAACAACTTTATCAGCTCATATTATCAAAGGTTCTGCAACGACTGAAACAATCGCTGACAGCTACGAATGGTCGAAGGATGGAACGGTTGCCGCTCCAACTCAGACTATCACAGTTGATGCCAGCGGAGTTGCGGATAAGGCAGTTTATAGCTTTAAAGCAACGGTTGGCGGTAAAGAAGTCGCAAGTCAGTCGGTGACTATCACTAATGTTAACGACGGAACAGATGGTAAAACATCATACACTCACGTAGCTTGGGCTAATAATATAACAGGCGCGGACGGTTTCACGACTGTTTATCCGAATTTGAATTTGTTGGATGGAACTAGAGACTTTAGTGGTAATTGGATAAACTTAAACGGCTGGACAACTGACGGAACATACAAAGGTTTAACTGTTAAAAAAAGAACTGGTAAAGGACCAGGCTTTTATAAAGTTTTTACAGCACCAGCTGATGGTACTTACACCTTTTCATCATATTTAAAAAGTTCAGGTAACGGAGGAAATATTAGACGTTGGGTGAATACTAATGATGTAGATGGTGTAGGAACAATTGACATGGCCTCGAATTTTGATTGGAAGATTGATACTTTTTCAGCGGCTTTAAAAGCTGGCGATAAAGTATTTGTTAGATATGAGATTACTTCTGATAACACAGGATTGGATATATGGAATGCGGGGCATAAATGGGAGCAAGGTTTAACCGCTACTCCATACATGCCCTTAGCTAGCGAAGTCACAACTGCTGACTGGCCAAGCTTCATCGGTCAGTATTCAGACTTTACGCAAGCTGACAGCACTAATCCATCCAACTACACTTGGAGTCTGATGCGAGGTAATGACGGTAAGGACGGTGACCCAGGTTCACCCGGAGCACCTGGTGCCCCAGGAACAAGTGCGATAAATATCGATCTATCTAATAAATCATATAACTTCCTTGCAAATCTTGAAGTATCAGACTCAGGATCAGTCATGCAAGCAGTGGCAGGAAGTACTACCACGACATTTACAGCGCTTCAAGGGACGGCAGCAATTAATATCACTGCGTTGACCTGTACGACAACGTTGCCAACAGGAATGACCGTTTCTATTGGTACTTTAAATGCACTGTCAGTAGTTGTTACTATTTCTGTTGATAATACCATGATTACTCCAAATGGAATACTTAACTTTTCAATAACAGCAGGAGGGGTTACAACAACAAAAAGTTTTAGCTATTTTCTTGCGATTAATGATTTAACAGTAATTAATTTAGCAGCTATAAATTCTAATCTTGGTAATGTTAAAAACATCTACTCTAACTATAACGGTTCAGATGGCGGAACATATAGTGGAACAATAGAAATTAATGATGAAAATATTAAAATTACTGCGACTAATGATAATGACAGTAATGAAGTTTCTAAAACACAGATGAATGGTGAAAATGGGATATGGCATAGCACTAAACTACAAAAAACAAATTCACCAGGGGTATATGTTTTAAGTAATTGGTCACTTACTGGAACAACTTTAAGCTTTGAAAGCCAACAATCTGATTTAACTTATCCAAATGGATATTCTTATGCCTCGTATGGTATTGATATGCATGCTAGAAATATCGTTGGCGACAGTATTTCTCAAACAACTGACGTTCCTTGGACTGATATCACTCGAGCGAGTGGAGTAGGAACATCCGGAACCTTACGTGCAAGAATAAATAACGGTGTTTTTTATGCACAGTCGAAAGACGTTACAATCCCTTCAATAGCGCCCAACAGTACTATAACAATTGGTACTATGTCTAGTAAATTTAGTAGTGTTTCTGGATTTGATACGTTAGGGTTACTATATTCGCCGGGTCAACTTAGCGTTGCGAGTGTTACAGTCGGAAATGATGGGAAAATAAACATTGGTAATCCCAATCCAACGACCATGAGTGGCAAGGTAATTCAGTTTTCAATAAATATTCCATTAGGATAAAGAATAGAAAGTAGGTTATATGCACTTAGAGACAATAGCTACAGTGCTTTCAATCATAGGAGTTAGCGTTGTTGGAGGGCTTAGCTTTTTAATTAAGTTGCTTAAAGATTCTATCATGACACCTATCAACCACTCTATTGATACATTGAATGTAACAATAAAGGGTTTGAGAGAAGATTTGAATGAATCAAACGTAAGCAGAAAAGAACATGAAAAAAAGCTGTTCGATAATTTAGACGAGCATACTAAACAGATTTACTTGCTCGACGGGCGAGTGAAAACCTTGGAAACAATTAACCAAATAGAAAAAGAGGAAAAATAAAATGGATCAAAATTTAATGACAATCTTTAGCGGTATCCTAACCTTAGCTGGTTCAATAGTGACTTACTTCATTTCACAGGCTGCTAAAAAACATAGCAACGTGAAAAATATCGATGCATTAGCAAAGCTGGCCAATCAGGCGGTAAGTTGGGTACAAAAAAATTATACAGATAATCCTGAAAAGTTATCTGAAGCCATTAACTATGTGACAGAAGAAGCTAAGAATCTTAAAATCAAAACGAATCCAGCTCAGGTTGAAGCTCAAATTGAAGCTTCGCTGGCTCAGTTGAAAAAGAACTTTACTGCTGACCCAGCTAAAACAATTAAAGATGTTGCAAAAGCTACATCTGAAGTTGCTCAATCAGTATCTAAAACAGCGGATAATATTTCTACTAACGCTGAAGAACTGGCTAATCTTGTAGAACCAATTATTAATGGAACAGAAGGGTTTACTGAAGAATAGGGGGCTATTATGAATGGAATTGACATTTCCAGCTATCAAGCAGAATTGAATGCTGGAATTGTTCCTTCTGACTTTGTATTTATTAAAGCAACGGAGGGAACAAACTATATAAATCCAACTTGGAGAGAACAAGCTGGTCAAGTCACTCAGGCAAATAAGCTTCTAGGTTTCTATCATTTCGCTAGTACTGGCAATCCAATTGCGGAGGCAGACTTCTTTATCAGCATTGTTAAAGACTATATTGGTAAAGCAGTTCTGGTCTTAGACTTTGAAGCTGGGGCAATTAATGCATGGGGAAATGTTGGCGCTCGTCAATTTTTGAATCGTGTAAAAGAAAAAACTGGCATCAATCCAATGATTTACATGTCAGCAGAAGTTACTCGTCAGTTTAATTGGAGTACTATTTCAACTAGTAATGCTCTGTGGGTTGCACAGTATGCTTCTATGAGTCCTACTGGCTATCAGTCCACTCCTTGGGCAGACGGCAAAGGATATGGCGCTTGGAGTTCAGCAGCTATCCACCAGTATAGTTCTTCAGGCACATTAATGAATTGGAATGGACACCTTGATTTAAACTTGGCTTATATCAACGCTAGCCAATGGAACGACCTTGCAGGCAGAAGTTCAGCTACGGAACAAAATAACAATAACTCAAATTCAGAATTGGAGGATGATGACCTTATGAAATTCACTTACGAAATCATTGACGCTAAAACAAACAAATCTCAAGGGACCGTTTATTTCTATGATGGAAATAAAGTAGTTGCTTTGAATAACATTGACCAATGGAAGATTATTACAGAAATCTACAAAGATACTACTGGTAAGAGCATGAAGCACTATAAATGGCGCACAGATGCACCGTGGTATATCCGATTCTTGCAATCAATCAATCAAAAAGCAGTAGAAGTTGCTTGGAAATAAACTAAACCCTGACTTCGGTCAGGGCTTTTTGTTATGGTAAATCATAAATTAAGGTATAATATATTAAGAAAATTTAGTAAGGGAATATATTATGAGAAAAATTTACTTTCTTTGTACTGGGAACTCTTGCCGCTCACAAATTGCGGAAGGATATGGGCATAAATTATTAAAAGATTGGGAAGTGAAATCTGCAGGTATAGAAACTCATGGATTAAATTCAAGAGCTGTACAAGTTATGGCAGAAGAAGATATTGATATTTCTCAACAGCAATCTGAACTCATTGATATAGATTACTTTAATAGTTGTGATTTAATTATTACTCTGTGTGGAGATGCATTAGATAAATGTCCAATGATTCCTAAAGGAGTAAACCATGAACATTGGGATTTACAAGATCCAGCTCGAGCAACAGGAACAAAAGAAGAAATTTTAGAAGAGTTCAGAAAAACTAGAGATTTAATAAAAAAGCGAGTTGAAAAATTAGCAAAAGTGTAAAATCAACCCCGCTTCGGTGGGTGCTTTTTTGTATTCAATAACATATTAGTCAGTATTAGTCAATGAAATAAATAATTAAAATAACATTAGAGATTGTTTTTAAGGTGTATAGTTGATATAATTAAGAGAAAATGACTATAATTGGAGTATGGTATGGATGATAATTGCAAAGTAATATCTGTTATTAACATGAAGGGCGGGGTAGGTAAAACTACTTTAACTAAAGAGTTAGGGTATTTTATGTCGGATAAAAAAGAAAAAAAGATACTTTTTATAGATTTAGATCCACAGTCTAACTTAACGCAGTCTTTCTTTTTGAATTTTGGGCTTAGGCACTCAGAGGATTTGAATGACCAAGCTAATGATACTCAAATAACAGAAGCATCAATTCAAAATTTGTTTGACGCATCAGTTATAAAGGATTTGAGTTTAGATAAAGTAATTCAATCTTTTAAAACCCTTAGTGGCGGTTCATTTGACTTAATTCCAGGTACATTGTCTACTATTTTTCTGGAACGCTCATCCAACGCTTCAAATATGGAGAAATCTATTTATAACTTTATTGACACACATGAATTAAGAAAAGTTTATGACTATATTTTTATCGACTGCCCTCCAACATATTCAGTTTATACTGTAGCGGCACTTTTGCCTAGTGATTTTTACCTTGTTCCTGTTGAGCCAGGTATTTATTCAGTGTTAGGCATCCAAATGTTAGAAAAAGTTGTATCAGCTATAAAAGAGCCTAATGCTGTTTTTTTTAAAGAAAAACCGCTTAAAAATTTAGGGGTTGTTTTTACACGCTATAAAGATGAATCTAGTTATTTAGTTGATATGATAATTGAAACTAAAAAGCTAAAAGAGATGGATATTTATTTTTTCAATGAACACTTTTTAAATTCAAAAAAATTAATTGACCGCCCTAAATACTTTATTAGTGATCATGACGATTCAAGATTGTCTGATAGTTTAGAAAATATTTTTACTGAGATAGAGGAAAGAATTAATGGATTATAAAGAGAAAATATCTAAAATAGATTACGAACTATATCAAGAATCCGATGATAAATTGAAGAGCCAATTATATGGTTATTTTACAACGCTCATATTATCAAAAATTTATGCTCCAATGAATAGCGATTTAGAAGATATTATGAAAAAATTTAATATAAAGTTTCTACCATATGTTTATAAAAGCAGAACTATATTACTTTCTAGAGTAATAAGGATAATTGAGAAAAAAAGTAATCAAGATTTATCTACAATGCTTGATAGCCTAAAAGAATATCTTGATAGTGCAGACATAAAAGAGGATTCTTTGAAGAAAGACACTAAGAAAACTGACAAGAAGAAACGCAAAAAAAAGAATATATTCGATGATATTTTTAATCAATTAGGTTAATTTATGAAGCCAAAAGTTAATGACGAGTATAAAAATTATAAGCAATTTATAGATAATTATTTCTCTGTATTTGAACTGAACAAAAGAATTTCAGATGAAAAAATTAAAGAAGAGTTTGAAAAAGTAGTTGTGCTATCAAAAGTATGTCGTTGTTTATCTGATGACGAAAAGATAGGCAACTATACCAGAAATATTGAATATAATTTAAATAACATATTGTATTTTATGCCTATGAATGAGAAACTTTCCATCAATACTTCTTTAAGAAATAGCGCAGAATATGTTTTGAAATTAATTTTTTATTTTCAAGATACAACTGAAGATTTTCTTACAACAGGTTATAGAACTTTGAAAAATAATAAAAATTCTTTAAGTATTTACAGTAATCACAAGTCGCAAATAGATGGTATATTTGATATATATGCAAGAAGGTCAAATATAATTCATTTAAAAGCGTATGATAATGATAGTTTAAAATTTATATTAGAAGATAAATTAATGAGTGAAATTGATATAAGAGAGATTTCAAAGATAACTCGAGACATAAATAAATTGACTAATATTTTATTAGAAGCAATCTGCTTTTATGGCATCAGTTTAGCAACATCACAAAAGCTTATATTAAAAAAAGTAGTCTCTAATAAATGGTGGAAAAGAATTTGCCAGATTAGGTAACTGATCTTAGATAAATTGAAGAATTTCTTTTCGTCGCCCTTCGGGGCGTTTTTCTTTTGCAAAAAAAATCCTACTAGCAGCGGACTAGTAGGATGATTTTAATAATGAAGGAGGTGGGAATTGAACCCACTAAATAAAAATATTCTCCCAACCATTTCGGGTTTCCTTCTTAATTGATAATTTAATAATACCAATAAAAGATAGCGTTGTCAAAATAAATGCTCTAAGCGTTATCGGCATATTTTCTTTTTGTTTGATTTAAGAATGAAGTGCTACAATATAACTATTCCAAAAAAACTTTTCATAAGTTTATCCTAAGCGTCCCTCTCCTAACTGGGGCGCTTTTTAATTTTAATGTTTGCAAACGCATTCAAAAAATGATAGAATTAAATTGTGAAAACAATAACATTTACAGGAGGTGCCTGAGATGAAAGATGTTTACAAGAAAATTCTGGTTCCAGTTGATGATTCAAACCAAGCTATGAATGCGCTCCATGAAGCGATTGCAGTTGCAAAAAGGAATGAAGCTGAATTATTTATTCTGAATGTTAAAGATGAAACAAGGTTAAGAGGAACCTCAATTGCTTTAGCAATGAGCCTAGATGAGATTGAAGAAGAGTCAAAACAAATTATCAAAAACCTAACTAAAGATTTTCCTAAAGATGTCGCATTTCAAACGGTAACTTTTATAGGAAATCCAAAGAAAGATATTGTTAAATTTGCTGAAGATAATGCAATGGATTTAATTGTGATTGGGGCAAATAGTAAAAAATTAGTAGATCGTATTTTGATTGGTTCTACAACTTCTTATGTTGTTGAAAAATCACCATGCAATGTTATGGTTGTAAAATAATCTTCTATAATTATTGACAAAATCTAATCAGGGAGTTATAATAAGTTACCCTAAACAATCTTTGAGAATTTTTGCTGATAAAATGCTCAAGATAAAACTCCTAAGCGCCTAATTACCCTAGGCGCTTTTTTGTGCTACAATATATTTGGGATGATTGTGGGATTTCATCCTATTTCTAGAGTTAAGCTGCTCTTCGGAGTGGCTTTTTTGTTTGCTATTGTAATTAAAAAATAATGTGTTATACTTGCCATGGGGTTCGTTGCCCTTTAGGTGTAGTCGCTCTTGTCATATTGGGCGGCTTTTTAAATAAGTTTGACTTTACTTAAGTATAGTGATACACTTGCGCTAGGGAGTTAGTCACTCCCCAGCTTATTTCAGTCACCCTCCCACATTTGGGGTGGCTTTTTGTTTATCATTGCAATACCTGATTAAAGTGATATACTTAACGTAAGGCTGGTACTTCGAAAGCACCGCCTGTCATCTTTAGCCGCTCAATTGTGAGCGGCTTTTTTCAAATAAAAAAGCTCTAGCTGGATGACTTCAAGGAGTCCAACTAGAGGATGATGAGTGTTAGTACAAATTCAGAAAAAATTTCGTATATACAAAAAATAAGAGGTACTAACAATTTAAATATTATCAATTTTTCAGACAATTGTCAATTATTTATAGTAGTATGTTATAATATATTTAGTGGATGAGAAATTGATTTCTTTTACAGTATCTTTGATAATCTGCAGTTCCATCCACATATATCTAATATAATAACCAAGATATGTGCTGCAGATTGTCATATTTTGGTTCTTTAGCTCAGTTGGTAGCTAACCGTTCGGTCGCTGGTTCGAGTCCAGCAAGAACCATAAATAAACGAAGAGTGAAAAAAAGAGGGGTAAATCTTGCTAACTCTTTTATAATAGCGTTTTAAAAACTCCCCTCGCCTCCATTGAATGGATTTTATAGAATCCTATAGTATTAGAAATCGCTCAACAGAGCGGTTTTTGTTTTTCTTAATCCGATATGATACGCTAAATTGATTCATTATAAACCAACGGTATATGAATACGTCTCAATTGGAACTTTTATGTCACTAAGTGTGATCCAGATAGAAATGAAAATAAAACGACACTTGAAGCAAGTGATCGTTTTGTTTTTTTGGAAAGTGAATATGTTTCTGAACTGACCTATCCTGCTTCTATTCGAGATGTTGCGTTAGAAATTGCAAATAAAAGTGGTTCTGTCATTGATGAAACAAATTTTTCAATGATTAGCACTTCACAAATAAATAAACCCGAGGGTTATACTTTCAGACAAGCTATTGGGCTAATTGCACAGTTTGAAGCAGGTTATGCGAGATTTAGCCGGATTAATCAATTAGAAATCATGCAATTAATTGACTCTAAGTTTAGGATTTCACCATCAGAGTATTTTCAAAAGGGATTAACAAAAAATGAATTAATGTACAAAATTGGTGGTATCTCTTGTACAGTACCTGTTCAAAGCGAGAATAGCAGTGAACAAGTCACTTATACGGCTGGGAGTAATACTGGACCACAGATTGTTTTAGAAAATAAAGTAATGACCCAAGATTTACTTGATAATATTTATCAGAAAATCAAAGATATCAATTTTTATCCTTTTACTTTAAATTGGAGAGGCAACCCAGCTTTAGAAACAGGGGATTGGCTAATGCTTACTGATAGAGATGGGACACCATTTAAGACTCCTAATTTAAGCTATACTCTAACTTTTAAAGGAGGGTTGACAACATCTAGTTCAGCTAATACCAACTCTTCAGCTCAAACAGTCTCAGCTTATTCTCCACCACTTAACCAAATTATTAAAGAGATTAATTCTCGTGTTGATGCAGCGGGAAAAAATTCAGTCTATGATGGAACAGAAGAACCTCCTTATCCCAAAGAAGGAGATATTTGGTTCAAAAAGAATGGACCAGATGATGAAATATGGGTTTATACGAAACTCGTGGACGGAACTTATGATTGGGTGCTTCAAACCTCTACTCGATTAACAGATGATATACAAGAAAAAATTGATAATTCCGTTCCTTCTGATGAAATTGTAAAAACAATCAATTTATCACAAGAGATGGATGGTAAAGAATGGTTAAAGATAACTGGTGCCAAAATCTGGTTGACAGATCAAACAAAAATAGATGATGCCATCATTCAGGACGCTATGATTGGAAGTCTTAGCGCCTCGAAAATCAACGCTGGAACTTTGAATGCGGCAACAATAGATGTAATTAATTTGAACGCTAAATCTTTGAGCGCAGGGACTATTAGTGGAAGAAATTTATCTATAAATCTTGACACTGGTGCCGTTCGATTTCAAAAGGGATATATTGCTGGTGCAGATAATCTAATTCGCTTTGATTTAAATAACAGCTTGTTTCAGTCATTTAGTTCTGGAGGTTCAGGATTTAAAGTTCAATACGGAAGATTTACCTTTTATGATGTTAATCAAACAGAAATAGGTTTCGTGCAACCTTGGGCCTATCAAGATAATCCTGGTATTTATTTAAAAGGTGCAAAAAATCTAAATTTGGAAGGTGATACTGTTAGTATACAACTTGGGACCACTACATATGGGACAAATAGAATAATAATGTTTGGGCGAACTACAATGGTAAACCAAGCAGAAATCTTTGGTAAATTAACCGTAGGTGGTGATTTAAGTGTTATTGGCTCAAAAAATGCGGCTCATGTTACGAGGGATGGCCTTAGGTTGACGCCAGCTTATGAGACAGCAGAATCCTATCTAGGAGATATTGGGACTGCAGAAACTGGCGAAGACTGCACAGTCGTTATTCCTATTGAAGAACATTTTTCTGATGTTATCAATACAGATTATGAGTATCAGGTCTTCTTACAAATTTATGGAGAAGGTTCTATATGTGTTTTATCGAGAGACAAAACTAGTTTCACTGTACAGTCATCCGTTCCTAATCTTCCTTTTGCATGGGAAATCAAAGGTAAGAGAAGAGGCTACGAAGATGACCGACTGATTTTAACTGATATGAAATTTGAAGAAATAAAGAAGCTTGAAGAGCGAAATATATTGGAGGAGGAAGAATGAATAAAGAGATTGAGGCAGAAAAATTAGTTAGTAAACTACTATCTAAAATTGCTCAATTAGAATTAGATAATGCCAAACTGGCGGTATTAGTTGAAACTTATGAGCAAGAAAATTCTAAGGAGGTTGGGGAATAATGAGTTATGAAAAACAAACCTGGAATAAATATGACGATTTAAAAACTGAGGAAGAAAATATCGAAAATGGTGCGGTTGTTACTGATAATCGTATGAATCATATTGAAGATGGTATTGGAGACAATAATACTAATCTTGCTTCGCATCTTGCGGATACAAATAATCCTCACAAAGTTACGGCTGCACAAGTCGGGCTCGATAAGGTTGATAATGTTAAACAAGCTTCAAAGGCAGAGTTTGATTCTCATACAAGTGATGCATCTAACCCACATAAGGTTACTGCCTCACAAGTTGGTTCTTATTCTAAAAGTGAATCAGATGACAAACTAGCAACTCAGAAACAAGCAATGGATTCTCATGTCAATAATAAAGCTAACCCCCATGCAGTAACCGCAAGCCAAGTTGGGGCTTACTCAAAACAGGAAATAGATACAAAGTTATCAAAGGCTGTGATGGCAGATGACTCTGGAAAAGTCAGCATTGGAACATTGGATTCAAATACACTGACAGTCCAAGGAACGAAAATATACCCAAATACAAAAGATGGAGTTTGGACGGTTGAAAGACTATTTGATAACGAATACAGATTAACTACGGTTATGAGTACTGGAGCTGATGTTACAAGCACTTGGAACTCCTTGTTTATATCTTCGGAAATACCTCATCCTAATTTGCCATCTGGATACACCAAAACTTCATGGGGGGTAACGTTATCCAATTCAAACAACTTAATGTGGTGCTCTATTTCAGGGGCTAGTGTTTTTCGATTAATTGCTGGAGCTAGTACGAGTGCAGCTACTCGAACAGTAATCGTCACTGTTTATGCATCAAAATAGAAAGAAGGAGTAATGGAGGAAAAAGCATGGCAAGAAGTTCTTGAACGGTTGGCCAGAATAGAAACAAAGCTTGATAATTATGAGTCAATTAGGGAAAAAGCTGAACAGGCTCATTTAATCGCTTTGAACAATGCAGATGATATTAAAGAAATAAAAGCAAATAACAAGTGGGCTTGGGGCTATATGATTGGTCTTGGGATTTCAATTGTTATTTATTTTTTAACCAAATTTTAAAAAGGAGTAGAAAATGATTTTTAATAACAAGTTTTACAACGTCATCAAATGGGCTGTTTTAACAGCCTTGCCAGCACAGTGTATTTATTGGAGTAGTTGGAAAAGCCTACGGCTGGGGTGAAACTGATTTAGCTATTATTACTTTGAATGCATTCACGGTATTCTTGGGGACATTAGCTGGAGTAAGTGCTGTTAAATATAATAACCAGCCAAATGAAACGGAGGAAAATAAATGAAAAAATTAATTAAAAAAGCTGCCATTGGAATGGTAGCTTTCTTTGTTGTTGCAGCAAGTGGTCCAGTATTTGCGGCAGTTGGTGACCAAGGGGTGGACTGGTCAAAATATAATGGAGATTATGGGAATTTTGGTTATGACCATGATAAGTTTGCATTTAGTCAAATTGGCGGAACTTATGGAGGTTCATTCGTGGACCAAGCGACTTATTCAACACAAGTCGCATCCGCAATTGCTCAAGGTAAACGAGCGCATATTTACATTTGGTATCAAGTCGGGGGCTCTCAAGAAGTAGCAAAAGCTGTACTTGACCGTTATTTGCCAAAAATTCAAACACCTAGAAACTCTATTGTAGCTTTGGATTATGAAAGTGGAGCAAGTGGGGATAAGCAAGCCAATACTGATGCGATTCTTTATGGAATGCGACGTGTAAAAGCTGCGGGATATACGCCAATGTATTATTCTTACAAGCCTTACACTTTGGCTAATGTCAATTATAAGCAAATCATCAAAGCGTTTCCTAACTCACTATGGATTGCGGCATATCCAAATTACGAAGTGACACAAGTTCCAAACTATAGCTTTTTTCCAAGTATGGACGGAATCTCAGTATTCCAGTTCACATCAACTTACGTTGCTGGCGGACTTGATGGAAATGTGGATTTAACTGGAATCACTGATAAAGGTTATGAAGACGGAAACGCAACAAAACCAGATACTGATACACCAGCCATTGATGATGGTAAAGATGCCAACGAAGTGACACCAAGTGAAATCCAAGGGGGCATGACTGTCACAATCAAGTTTAGTGCAACAAACTATTCAACGGGTCAAGCAATTCCTAAATGGGTTAAGGAAAACTCATATAAAGTGCTTCAAAAATCTGGCAATAAAGTCTTACTTGATAATATCATGAGCTGGGTTGCGGCAAATGATGTTCAAGCATTGGATACAGGCGGAAGTAACTCAACAGGAAACACTAAAACTCACATTGTCCAATCAGGCGATACTTTAAGTGGGATTGCTTCAAATTGGGGCACAAACTGGCAAGAATTAGAACTTCAGAACAGTTTATCAAATCCGAACATGATTTATACTGGTCAGGTTATCCGCTTCACAGGGGGGTAATCTGGGGCTGCATCGCGAACTTACACTGTACAATCTGGTGATAATCTTTCATCAATTGCCATCCGTTTAGGAACAACGGTTCAAAGTTTAGTTTCAATGAATGATATCTCAAATCCTAATTTGATTTATGCTGGACAAACTTTACAGCACTAAGGATTAAGTTTGACTTTTGTTTAGTAATTTTTGTATTACGTTTGTATAAATCGATTTTTTTGGTATATTAAACTAATTATGCATCCAAGATAATAACAATAGTGTGGTATTGAAAACATTTTTAAGGGTATAGTTTTTTTCTATAACTAAAAAATACAGTTTTTTTAATAATTGGTATTGCTTAAATGTAATGTATATGCTACAATACGTTTTGTGTGTAAAATTTGAAAAAAAGAGGAAACTTAAAAA